ATTCGCACCAGTACCAATACTAATTGCAGGTAAAGAGATTGATCCTCCGTCGCCTGCTGAAATAGATCCACTATCTCCTAAAAATATTGTACTACCACTCAAATGAAGTGATTTCCATTTCTTTGTCGGTGACCCTAAATCATACGCAGAATCAGCATCTGGAATCCAAGATCCATGCGGCGTTAAATTAGCTAATGATCTACCTTTAGTTGACATATTTAAATTCCGTTGCTATGTTACTTAACTCTATTTATACACTTTTAACACTATAACTATTTTTGGTTTCAAACGTTTGGGCCGAACTTTTAGATGTTGATGAAGAACTAACTCTGCCAGTGATATTAAATTTATCTCCTCCAGGCCACCAAGATATTCCATGCGCTTCTGCGCCTGCAGGAGAAGCAACAGCATAAGAATTTGAATCAACTGTACTATTATGCAACAAATCATTATCTAAATTAATTTGAAAAATTCTATTTGTACCACTTACATTAAGTCTTCCATTTGAATCAGCAAAAGTCATTCCAGTAATATTAGCTATAGGAATCCCAGCCGATGATGAATCTAAAATATAATTCCAACTGCTATCTTTAGACATTCCATCTAAACCAGAATCATAACTATACGTGTATTTCTGAATAATATCATCTCCTCCAATATAAAACTTGGCATTAATACTGTCAGTCCAATCTATTTCTAAACCTGCAGGATTAATATTGCTATCAAGCGTTATAATTTTTTGGGTATATTCTCTTACAGCTGTTGCAGGATCATTTAGAGTATTCATTTTCCATTGTGAAATAGTACCGGTCTCGTCATGGATATATAGTCTATCATTTAAAGTATTAACACTTGAGATATTATTATTATTTGTCATACTTGAATTTGGATCAGATTTTACTAAATTTGATACTAAATCAAATGAATTTAATTCAATTGTATGAATATACCTATTACCAGAAACAAACATTTTGTTTGAATCTACAATATTAATACTATGAAAAGTATCTAAATCATCACCAAGTCTAGAATTAGCTGAGTCTAAAGTGTTCAATAATATTCTTAAATCATAACCTCCATTACTAAATTCTTTACTAACTGAAGAAATAGGAGTAGTCAAATTGTATATACTATATTCGCTATCTGCAAGCGGCGCAGGTATATTATACTGATATATTTCATTATCTTTTTTATTTAAAACGTAAAACTTAGAATCATCTGGACTAAATCTTATACTTTCAGGTCCATGCGGTAATCTAGTATTAGGATAATTGAAACTTGGATTTTCAAACCGTCTACTAGCAGTTGGAGTTCCAATTTTATGCATACCTGGCGGAGATCCAGTAAGAGTTGGTCCAATAGCTGGTCCAGATGATTGAAATGTCCACTGATTTGTACCATATGTATTTCTAGGATTGTTTCTTGAAGAAGGATCCCATGGTATAGATAAACGATATTCAACAAATCTTCCGTGAGTAGCTGCTATTGTTTCACCAATAATCATTCTAGTACCAGAAGAGTTAAAACATATTGATTGTGGTAAACCATGATGAATATATCTTGCCCAGTTCTGTGTAACTAATTCAAGCTCGAACGGGTCACGGCTTATTACTACATTATACCGTTTAAGCCACAAATACGCTCCATTTTTATGGTTTTGTTGGAAATAAGTAATCCAATTATTAATCGGGCCCTCTTCAAATATTCTTTCGTAGCCTGGAACTGTTTCTGAAATTATAGTGTTATCTGAATCGACAGACAATGAGTATATTTGACTTGAATCTTCTAAACTATATCTATTAATTGTTCCACCATTTATAACTTGATTATATTGAAGATACCATGGACTACCAGTTTGCGCTGCAATACTGGGCTTTTCAAGAGTATAATAGTATTTTCCATCTGGACTTATAAATCCATCTGCTCGATTATTTAATTTTGAAAAATGATTTTTGAAATTATCTTTTCTATATGCAGTGTGTAAATCATACGCATTAGTTAACCAATATTCTGCTATTTGATTTTTAGTTTTATCAATTACAAATAATTTTAAACCAGTAAGTTCGAATTTAAAGGCTGATGCATCAGATGCTCTCCAAGTATCATTATATAAATTTAATTTTTTTTCTGTCTCGTGGTCGATAGTAGATACGTCGTATGGTATAGTTAGTTCGTATGACAAGACTTGGTTTTTTCTTCTATCTAAGAAAAATACTATACTTCCATTTAAATTAAATTGCAAATCCACATGCTGTTCAGTAGTAGACTTTGTTGTTTTTTCTGCTAAATATTGAATTAGTGGTACTGTGAAAGTGCTCATGCTTAATAGTACATCGTCGTTATAGCTAGAAAGTTCTGCTGTTTCCCAATTATAAAAATAGTCTAATTTAAGCGAATTTATAAAATTATCATTGTAACCTAAAGAATCTATAGTAAAACCAGAATCAACAATTCCAGTTGAATTAATTAGTTTAAACTTTGGACATGAATCTACTCCAGTAGGATTTACTGTTCCTTCAAATGAAATAATTGCAGACAACAATTCGTCTCCAGCTTGTTTTCTTGGAACAAACGAAAACTCTGGGCTATTACCAGTAATAGCTACGATAGGAGAACTAGAAGAAGAAACCCAGTTAATGGCATTACCATCACTATCAGTTGCTGTCAATTGTAATTGTGCGATAATAGCATTTTGTAATGGATTAAAAATAGAATCATAACTAGATTGTATACCAATTATAGTATTATAAGATGAATCTATTTTTTCATTAACCAACCCAACAGTAACCCAAGTATTAGTTATTTTACTAAATTGATAAATTTTGTTATTGCCTCTAACATAAACTCTTCCTGCATTATTTTTTATATAAGTTAGATCGGTCATATTGTTAAGCCTCCAACACTGTCTATAATATTAAATAATAACCCACCTTCTTGATAAGAATCGAATGAACTTATACCATCTGTTGCAAATCCTCCTTGAGGAACTCGAGTTAATGTAGCAAATTTTAAAATATGATCAGTAGACATATTAGTAATATTAAAATTATTTCTGTCATAAGTAAAATCTAATTTAACTGGCAATTGAGATTTATTTGGTATCTTATCAATATAAATTGCTGGATTACTGTCAGTATATCTATTTTTGCCAGTTATACTTCCAAATACTATTGATGGTCTTGCTTCAAAAGAATCTTCGGGACTGTGATAATCGTTAAAATAAAAATTAGTATGACTGTATTGGCTATCTCTAGTAGTTTCTACAATCGGTTCAAATAGCTGCGAAGTCGACACTTGCCAATCTATCCAATTATTATCATTATCTTTATTAAACATAGACATTTTTACTTGCAATCCCGGAGTATATCCAATATCTCCGGATTCTTTTAAATCTTCCCAAAATGGAAAATCACTATCTGGCCTTAAAATCACAATTTCATCAAAAGCATTTTTAGTTACTATTCCACTTGCATTTAAATCTACATTTTCAGTATTGATTATGCTCTTAGTAAACCATCCTATCGATGATACATCAGTAGTTGAAAACGGAGTAAAATTATCAATTGAAACACTATCACCAGTAAACCCACCATTTAAGTTTAAAGTGCTTGCAACATTATTTAAAATTCTGCTTCCAGCTTGTGTTGTTGGCAATATGCTACTGCTCTGGTTAGAAAGTAAAACTGTATTTCCAACTGCTGTAGTTTGAGCTGTTGTAAATGGCTCGAAGCTATCAGCAAATTGTAATCCAGTTTGAATTCTAAAATCTTTTAAATATCCGTTATATGATTTAAGTTGATTTGCGGTTTGCGGGTCTTTTAAACTACCAAAAGTTCTACCTTTTACTTGGTTACCAGCACCAATATACAATTTAGCATCTCTTATAGAAAGGTGTTTTGTATATATTGGTCCAAATGCACTATCGAATTGACTACCGTCTCTCCATATTCTTATCTTATCTGAATCTACTGTAATTGCATTATGAATCCATTTAGGATTTTTATTCATAGAAATAGAGCTAGAATCTTGAGCCCGATATGTTGCCATTTCACGTTGATCAACTGAATAGTTATAATTTGCATTTCTTGATACTACAATTTGACCTAATGTATCAAGAGAAAGAAGAGTTCCACCTTTAAATTCTCCGCCTCCTTGAGCTTCAATGCCACCCATTATTTTAAGTGAAGAATCTATTGAAGCATATCCAGATAAATCGTTATTCCAACTATTTAAATGATAGGTTGAATAGCTATCGTTTGGCAATCCAAAATGCTGATGTAAATTAGGTGGATGACTATATGAGTAAATTATATATGAATCAGCTTGATTATGAAAATTGTTTCCTGAATTAACTATATTCCATCCACCAGATCTCTGCGAATCGGCGCCGGCTCCAAAATCTGCAATTCTATTATCAGCTATATCGTCATACAGATGAAAATCTTTCATATATCCTTTAAACTGAGAAGTTATAATATTTGAATTTTTAACACCACTAAAATCATTGTTATTCCACCATGGTTCTAACGATGTATGTCTATATGTATCGATAGATGTTCCATTTAGTATATCATCAGCAACCCCGCTAGCCTTTGAAAATATAGGATCGATAACTTGTATGTTAGATCTAAAATTAATAGAGCTTCCACCTATAGTCGCTGAGGCTTCTTCTTCAGCAGTCACATAATTTGAAAATACACATTTATTAAATGTTGTTTTTGATCCTAAAATAGAAGTTGTTTGTGCAGTATTATCAAACATATATGCCCAAGTAAACCTAGCTACTCCTGATAAATCAAAAAGAACTTTATATGCGCTTGGGCCGGTTGATTGAAAAGATAATGCAGTATGACCTAGTAGAGGATTATTAGAATTATTATCAAATTTCTTAAACGTTAAAAATGCTAATTCAGTATTTTCATTTTGATTAGGTCCAAATACAGGAGCAACAACATCACTTACTCCGCCTGTATAATTAATATGAACAAGTTTAATATCATTAGTATTTCCACAAATCATAATATTTTTTGTGCCAAAAGGTGTTTTAACAGAACTAACATGAGTTCCCATTGTAGTAGTGATACCCCACGCTCCGCCGTTCACTGCAGTTACTGAATAATTACCTGGTTCTAATAATAAACAATCTCCATTAGTCATACCTGCTATAGTAGAGGTAATATCACCAGGTGTTGAATAGCTAACAATTGATCCACCTGTTTTTAAAATATATGCTCTAGCCTTATTAATTCCGTGTTCAGACCCTTCATATTTAGCTAATCTTCCGGCCCAACTTACATGAGAATTTTTGTATTCATCAGTTTCACCTAGTAGCGTTTTATTAGTATCGTTAGTTATAACTGGAGTATAAGCTTCTTTGTAATATAATAAATGACTGGCTAAAGGCCATTCACGACTACCCGATCCATATGAATCTCTGTTAAAATAATAATTTCTTACATTTTCGTTAGGCATAATACTAGTATCAATAAAGGGATTTATATTATGCGGTTCTGATAAACCTGTGCTAGAATAATAAATACCATCATTTAAAAATAGATCTATACCTAAAGAAGCTCGAGCGTTATTTACTAACTTTACTGGATCATACACCCAATCTTTTTTAATTAACGCAACTTTCAGTTCGAGCTGCTGTTTTACAGTTGCATCTTCAAGCCATCCTCTATACGATCCTACGTAATCAGTTCCGGCTCCGTATGTCGCACCTAATTTTGTTAATGTCGTTGCAGCGATTGGATTAGTTAAAGGATTATTATCTATACCTGCAGGTACTCCCAGGACACCTGCACTAACATAGTTAATCAGTTTACGATAATCCCACCTATTATCAAATTGAAATCCAAGTTCAAAGCTAGTATCTGCTCCTATATTTGAAGTAAAATCGACACTTGAAACATATACGCCATCTTTATACGCATGCATTTGACCAGATTGTTCATCAATAATATAACTGGCGATAGCGTGTTGTAAACTTTTTGTAGAACTTATTGTTGGAAATTTATATGAATTAGGATAACCAATATGATCTAGAATTGTAGATCCAGCTCCGGCCATGATATTTTTAACATTAAAAGTATCTGCAGAAGTACTTGCTGTTAGCTGATGCACCATATTACTTGATGTTAAAAATGGTGTAATTTTTTCTAGTCCAAACATGCTTGCAGGTAAGACATTATCTAAATTGCCAGCCGAACCCTGATGTTGTATTTCAAAATATATTATTCTACCATTAACGTTTAAACTTGAACTAGTTCCACAATTAGACAATACTACATTATCGTTTAAACCACCATCGCTACTTAAAACAGAATAGCCTTCTACTCTTTTTTCTCCTAATCTTAAAAACAGATTTCCTTCAGCATCAGTTCTAAATGGATCAGGACCAGGTGGCCCCCATGCCAATGTCTGAGGTGAGAATGTGCTATAGATTCTTCTATCACCTTCGTGTTTTGTTCCCATATTTGGCTGGTTTTTCCAAACTTTAAATTCTGAAACACCGCCTAGACCGCCTGCCGCCCATCTTAATAAACCACTGATATTATCAGGTTTATGATTAGCGATTTGTATATCATCTTTTCCATTTGGAAAATAGCTTTGATTTGATTGGTAATAGCTTGGTAAGTTACCAATCTTCTTAGTCATTAATGTGATTTCAGCAGGCTGTAATTTAACTGACATTCTTACTTCATGCCATCTATTTCCTCTTCGCCTTGGAGTACCGGTATCGGCTTCAAGTTGATTCCAAGGCATAGGTAAACTGCACGCTAAATAACCGTTGCCAGCTGAAAGATGTAAGTTATTGCCACTTACTTTTAATTCTAAAGCCTCATCATCATTACCAACTTTGAATAATGTTTTATTATTAATTGGCGAACTATCTAACCAAAAGTATCCAGCAAATGTAGCATCGTTGTATGTGTCAAAATTATCTGTAATTATATTTCTTTTTCCAGTAAGATAGCTGCTATTAATATTGTCATTTGTTCGATATAATCGATCTGAATCTGGATATAAGAAAGCTCCTTTTTTATATTCATAAGTATTAATCATATCATTAATAGTAAGATAACCCATTTTAGGTGCTGTTAAATCTATATCAGTAGTGATATTTTCCCAATTTAAATGTTTTCCTATTTGATAAGCGCCTAATTCTGTACTATCATAATAGGACCAATCTAATCCTCTAATACGAATTCCATTAGTATGAACCATTGCTATATTGTCTAAACCGTCATCTATACTTTGGTAAGAAAAATTTGAAGTAGAATAACTGTGGTTATTATATCCTGAAATCGTGGCTTGAGCTTGAGGGTCATTTTTTCTATACCACCCGCCCATAGATATATGAGTAGATTTTGATGAATCTAAAACATTAAGAGAAGATATAAGATATGATCCAGAATCAGTTCCATATGCAGATGCTCTTTCTTCTACAGTAGTTGTAGAGGACGTACTAGAAGGAGAAGAATATGCACCAGATGGATGTGAAATAGTTCCATGCTCAGGGTCACCAAATAAATAAGAACTTCCTCCATAACCGCTTCTATATGGAGTTATTCCTCTTGCAATTTGTGGATTACCTCCGACATGTGCAATAGAAGATTGACTTGGAATTAAATTTACGGCTTGTGGAACACTTGAATCTTTTTCAACTATATCAAAGAAAATTTCTGCATCAGTATTAGTGTCTGATAAAGTATATTGTTGAAAGTCTATGCTAAATTTATCTTCGATAGCATTATCATATCCAGTATTTGGAAATTTAAAAGCGCTATCCATTGACAAGTGCGCGCCAAGAAAGTTACTTGATGTATGCCCAGCAAAAAATAAACTATTACTGACAGAAACATTTAAGTCTTTTTTAATTACAGTTGAGCCTGTTTCTTTTACAAATGCTTCTTCGTCCAAATCAACAGGATCACTTGTTGATGACAATTCACTTGTTAAATCTTTGATATATTTGACCAACTATACATTCCTTAATAGTATTTTTTACTATTTATATAATTAATTCCAACCAAAAGATCCATTTCCAGTGAAGCTATAATATGTATAAGTTCCAGCCGTTGTTATTGTAGGAGATCCGGTCACATTTTGTGGTTGTGTTTTTGCAGTTAACACTCTAAATCTTACTGTCCCATCAGCGCCCGGTGCTGGTGATCCACTACTATTAAACATACCACCGCCGCCTGAGCCTGTATTTACTGCACCTGTTGATGCTGTAGCTGCTGGACCACTTGTACCACCAACTCCTGATGCACTTGTAGTTGTTCCATATTTCTGTGATCCAGAGCCACCAGCCGCATACCAATTTCCATCTACCCATTGTTTACCAATACCACCGGCACCACCATTATTATGAGAACCATCACCACCTGCCCCTCCAGCACCACCACCGCCACCAGAACCCGGATCGCCGCTAGTAAAATTACCACCAGTATTTCTATAACCAGGTGGAGTCTGAAGATCAGTTGGAGTTCTAAGATTTGCAGCTGGATTACTACTACCGCCAGTAGAACCACCATCACTTACTGCAGCTTGATAACCATAGCCAGGACCAGCACCACCGCCGCCAGATTGTATGTCTGTAGATGCATCGGATGCTAATACTCGACTTAATGTTCCTGGATATGCTGGACCTTGCGCGCCACTCCATCCAGTAACGGCAGGGCCGCCAGTTCCAACTGTAACAGTATATGTAACACCTGCAACTGGAACTAATGTGCTTTCTCTATATTCGCCGGCGCCACCGCCACCACCGTGTCGCATAGCTCCAGATCCACCTCCACCAACAACTAATAAATCAATTGTTGGTATGAATGCTAATGTAAATGCACTTATAGTACTAACTGATCCATTAATTCCATCATTAACATTAAATGTAATGCTAAAAGTCCCCGCATCAGATTCTGATGAAGATGGAGTTATTGTAAATACATTATCAGCCTGAGCCACTGTTGCTGTACTACCAAGAGAACCCGTTGTGACAGCATAAGACCAAGTTAAAGCAAATCCTTCAGGATCAGTAGAAACAGCAGTAATTACGGTTGGAGTGGCATCTTGCGTTAGTGCATACGTAGCATCAACTCCAGTAATGGCAGTTGGAGATGCATTTGTAACAGTAGCAATAATAAACCAACCAACTCCATTATAAACATATATTTTATTAGTAGCGGTAACTAATACTGTATCACCAGTATTCATTCCTGTCAGTGTTGCAAGATCATTAAATGATGCTACCACAGATTGTCCACTTGCACCTGCACCCATACCTGCTGAAGATATTTTTCTATTAGAAGCCGGTGTTGAAGCTTCAGCTACTGATGCTAAAGCTCCAGATTTTCCAAATGCTCTTGAGATAAGAGATGCTCTCGATACCATTACTTTTGTCCTTTATTTTTCTGTGAATAACCAACCGTTAGCCACATTATAATATACTAATCCAAATGCTGCTCTATTAACATCAATTGTTAAATCTGAATCTCCGCCTTCAATTTTATGACCATTTCTTCCAATTGTAATAGCATTTGTAGCAGCTTGTCCTGTTCCATCAATAATTCTAACTTCATCTCCAAGCGTTGCTGTTGCTGGAAGATTAACGGTTTTAGCAGTACTGGTATCAACAATTAATCTTTGACCACCAGTTAATGTTAATGGTGTTGTAGTAACTTCTATCCAAGCATTAGGAGCAGTTGATGCTGGAGTTCTTGCTGCAATATATGCGCTATCAACTAATCCAGCAAGCGCTGCAGCATCTACCGTAACATTTGAAGCTTTATTTTCAATTGTAGTAATTGTAATTTCATCAGATGTTGAAGCACCAGTTGTTAGCGTAATAGTATTAGTTATTGGATTAGATGTAAAGTCATCTGAATCCATAAGTTTAATACCATTTTGGAATACATTAAAGTTACTCGAATCAATTCCTAATGTCTTTGAATTAGCATCTGTACCAGTAAATGATGTTTGACCGCTTGTAGCAATAAACTTAAAGGTATTCATAAATGTATCACCAACAACTATATGTGAAGTTGTAACAGTTTGTGATAAAGTATTAATTACGAGATCATCGCCTGAGTCAGCAGTAAATCCATTTAGAGTTAATGAATTTGCAGCAGCATTAACTGTATAATCTACACCAGATACTAATCGAATACCATTATTAAATACTTGATAATTAGCAGTATCAATTGCAAGAGCCGCACCGTTAGCATCGTTTCCAGAGAATACTGTTTGACCAGAATCTGCTATATAATAATAATTAGCAAAGTTAACAGCATTTGTAAATGTTCCACCCGAAGCTCGAGCTGCAACGTAAGCGCTATCAATCATTCCTGTTACAGCAGCTGAGTCTGTACCTGCTGGTAACACGCCTGGAGCCCAATAACTATTTCCATTATCCCAAATTAATATCTGACCTTCAGTCGGCGCAGTTGTATGGACATCAGCTAATGAAGTAATTGAAGATGTATTATCTAATTTTGTTCCAAGAGCTGTAGCTGTAGTAGTAGCATAATTTGCATCATCACCAAGTGCTGCAGCTAATTCATTCAGAGTATTTAATGTAGCAGGAGCAGCATCTACAAGAGCAGCAACTGCTGAATCAACTGAAGATGTGACTGCAGCTCCAAGAACTGCTCCAACTGATCCAGTTGTTAAAGTTTGTATAATTACATCGTCTGAATCAGCGGCACCTAGTAATAAAGTAACAGTATTAGTGGCAGAATCTACGCTATAATCTTCAGTTCTATTTAAACGAATACCGTTTATGAATACTTGATGATTATTAGCAGTCAAAGATAATGATTGTGAATTAAGATCATTACCAGTAAATGCAGTCTGACCAGCAGTTGCTCTGTATTTGTAATCTTTAAAGTTGGCTTGACCTGCAATAATATAATTACCTGCTGATCCACTACTGATATTAGTTATGACTAAATCATCACCAGCATTTGCTCCAGTAGTAAGAACAACAGATGTTGTTCCAGATACAGTATAATCAATATCTTTAAGAAGATGAATACCGTTTAAGAATACCTGAATTCCAGTAGCAGTTACAGCTAAAGTATTGCCAGCAACATCAGAACCACTAAATGTGGTTTGATTAGAAGTAGCTGTAAATCTAAAGTTAGAATATTCGGATGTAACAACTCCGCCGCCGCCGCTTACAGTTACTCTTGCACTTATATAATCACTATCAATTAAAGCTATAATAGTCGCGCTATCAGCAGAACCTCCTCCTGAAGCAGCTCCAGCAATCCATTTGCTTGTTGCTGTGTCATATACTAATGCTTGACCATTAGTTGGACTTGGAACATTTACATCTGCAAGAGCACCAAGCGTTGTGACACCAGCCGAAGATCTTGCAAGGATATAGTCACTATCAATTAACTGAAGAACTTCACCAGAATCGAATGTTGATATGGTTTGACGAGCTTGAACATAATCAGAATCAATACTTGCGAAAGAAACTCTTGCTTGAACATATGCTGAATCGACCATTCCAATTACGGCAGAACTATCAATACCTTGTGGAACAACTCTTGCTTGAACATATGCTGAATCGATAAGAGTAACTGCTTTATCCGAATCTAATTTTGATCCAATAAGAGCAGTAATTGTAGTTGAGAAGTTTGCATCATTTCCAAGAGCTGTAGCAAACTCGTTAAGAGTATCCATTGCAGCAGGAGCGCCGTCAATCAGATTATTAATTGCTGTTGTAATGTCAGCGCCTGAAGCAAGATCTACCCAAGAACCAGCATGAGCAAAGTATGCTTTACCAGTTCCATGTACATGAGCAAACATACCATGATAAGATGAAGCACTTGGGAGATCAGCTAAATTAGAATACACGTTAGAATATAGGATTTTATTTGTTCCCATATCTAAATCTTTACCAGTTACATTGCTATCAACTTTAGCATCCGTGTAATTCCACCCTTGAGATAATATGTTGCTATCAACTCTAGCATTTGTGTAATAAAGATTTGAACCTTCGGACAATTCACCGGTATTTGCTCCACTTAAATTAAGTGCAGTAGCAACTCCAAGAGAATCAGTAGTAAGAAATACTCCACCACTATCTTTAAGTCTTAAACCACCAAGATGGATAGTTGAACCACTTATATACAAATCTTTCCATGCAGCGGTTGGGCTACCAAGATCATATAACTTATCTCCACCCGGAAGAATAGTATTGAATGTTACGTTAGTATTTTCTAATGGAATAGCAGTCCAAGATCCGCCTTTAGATATTCTTGCTTTATTATCACTTGTTGTCACTGCAGTCATACCAGGATATGTTACTGGATTAGGTAATGAACCAGCACTAGCACCTACAGATTTGAAGCTAATTTGATGTGGGCCAAAATCAACAGATCTACTGCCAATTCCTGTTATTAGATCAACATGAGCACTATCAACGATGCCTTTAACATAAGCAGAATCAGCTACAAATTTGATATAATCGCTATCAACAATTGATTTGACATAATCTGAATCTGCAATCGACTTAATATAATCACTATCAGCAATGCCTTTAATATAATCACTATCTGCAATCGACTTAACATAATCGCTATCAGCAATGCCTTTAATATAATCACTATCAGCAATTGATTTGATATAATCTGAATCCGCTATGCCTTTAATATAATCACTATCAGCAATAAGTTTGATATAGTCACTATCAGCAATCGACTTAACATAATCTGAATCCGCTACAAATTTGATATAATCACTATCAGCTACAAATTTGATATAGTCTGAATCTGCGATCGACTTAACATAATCACTATCAGCAATCGACTTAACATAATCGCTATCAGCAATAGACGTAATATAATCTGAATCAATAATAAATTTAAAATGAGCAGAATCAAGTTTACCTGCAGCTGTTAAATCTTCTTTTTGGACTCTAATATTAACAAAACTGGAATCTAATACCGATGTAAAAATATCTTGACCATCAATATAATATGACATGCCTGCTGCAACATTAATACCGTCTTTTAATCCACCACCAACAATATCTGTACCAACATTGATCGCATATAAACTACCAGGAGAATTATGATCAATACCAATACCAGATCTGCTACCGGTTGCAGCTGGTAGATATACTGTACCACCAAAAGTTTGTACTAATGGAGATTCAGTTTCTAATTTAACAAAACTACCATTTGGTTGCTTTATTTTAATATCGCCATCTACTTGAAGATCTCCATCAACAATATTGACAATACCTTTAATATTCATGGTATATGCAGGATCGTAGTTAGTACGTACACCCATTCTAAATAAGTTAGATGGTTCTGACGCTTTCTGTGAAACATTTTTCTGGAAAGCATAATTTGATGTTTCAGTTGCAATTAAAGCTATTGCTTCAGCAGAATCTAAGAATCTATCGGCATCAACTAAAGCATTAATATAATCTGCATTAATTACACCTTGATATGTTTCAAATTGATTAAATCCATAATTTTGTTGTCTTGCAAAAATATAATCAGAATCAAAGAAATGTGTTGCAGAATCAGGACCTATAAAGAATTGAGCAACCTGGTGTGTAAGATAAACTTGATTGCCTTGATTTGAATCAAGAATTCTATCTCCCTGCCAATACAAGGATTGTACATTAAGACTACCATTAACATCTAAATTATATCCAGGTGTAGCTGTGTTAATACCAACTCTTGGAGCAGTCGTGTGAAGATAACCAGATCCAGCTGTGTTATAAAAATACTGAGATGCTGGCATACTTGTGCGATAATGCGCTGTATTAATATGTGATTGAACATAAGTAGCATTAGCATTTGCTCTAATCCATGCTTGGTTAGCAACGTCTTGTTGAATATATTGATATAATGGTTTGCTTAGAGGACCAACATTTAAATAATTTGTAAAGTTTGCTCTATCTTGAACATCTAATCCAAAGGTTGCTCCAGCAGCTACTTTACCAATTGCTACTGCACCGCCCATAATAGACATCGTGTTATTAGCAGTTACAGTTTCAATATTTTGATCTAACCCAATTCCAATAGAATTTTCACCAGTGACTTGAATTTTTGTACCAATCGCGACAGATCCAAGGGCAGTAGCATGTACTTCGGTACCTAATGTAATACCACCATTTGCAGCTACAGTTTCTTTACCAAAGCCAATGCCACCTAAAGTTGCTTGGTTTAATTCACCGAAACCATACGCTTTTGCACTAGTACCATCAATAATATTGCCATGGCCATAAGCAAAACCTTCATCATCAACAGTATTAGAATGGCCAAACGCATAACCAAAATCAGTAATAGTGTTTGCTCTACCATATGCATCGCCACCTTCAGTCACAGTATTACTAGATCCGTAAATATTACCATTCTTATTAAGAATATTTGATGCACCGAAGATGAATCCACCTTGAGATGAATTATTCCCGGAGATACCTAAACCTGTATTTGCATTACCATATACATTAACATTATAGAAGTTTTTATTGTCATTACCATACACATTAGATGCAACTTTAATGTTTTTATTTCTATGACCATATACATTCTGTACAGAATTTATAGTTTCATTTTCCGAACCATAAACTCTTGATGATTTTGATATAGACTTATTCTGATCACCTATTACAAAAGATTGATCAATACCAACAATGTTTGATCTTCCAGCAACAAAACTAGTTCGTGAAGGTGAGTTATTTTTTCCATAAATATATGAGCCTTCACCAGAGCTATTACCTGTACCAAATGCTACAGCGTTCTTGCCACTAATAGTCTGATTCTTGCCGATAGAAATGCTACCTTGGCCTGTAGCCGATGAACTTAAACCTATACCAATACCATTCTGTCCAGAAGTGACATTGTAACCAATAGAAACTCCGCTTTGACCTGTACTTGTATTTTGACCTATACTTGTGCCGCTTTGGCCAGCTGTGGCTGTACTACCAATTGCAACCGCATTATTACCAGCCTGAGAATTTTTTCCGATTATGACTGAATTTTGTTGGACGCCTGTTGTATTGTCTCTACCAATATTAAGACCGCCTTGCGCACTAACGAGATTATATCCTATAACAACAGCATTTCGTGAGTTGTTAGTAAGCTTATTACCAATAGCAGTATTTTTAAAATAATCGTTATGATTACCAGGATCACCAGTAATTTCTTTACCAATTACAACACCAACACCAGTAGTAAGATCTTTACCGATAGCAATTCCGCCGTCAAGTGTAATTCCAGTCCCGGTTCGACCTGTGTTTGTAATTTCAAGACCAATAGATACTGATTTTTGCTTATTGCTGTTTGTAATATCTTTACCAAGACCAACACTAAATTGACCTGGATTAGTAACAGTATGACCTACTGAAACTGATGCAGTAGTATGAAGAGGACCTTTTGCTATTCCAACATAAGATACATTACCAGCATTTGCGTCATAACCAATAGCTGTTGAATAATCAGTAGCTAAAGTATTATAGCCAATGCCTTGTGATTGGAATCCAACTTCATTACTATCCCATGTTACGTTTGTTCCATCAACTTCACCTGCTCTGAAAGCGCCATATTCTGGAATCCACATAAGTCTTGAACCAGCACCAATTTGAGTACCAGTTTTACTTAATGGAACAACGCCTGCTTTTGGATGTTGACCAATAGTCGCAACATTCGAACTAAGGAATAGTACATTTCCAGAATCTACTGCAAATCTTGTTGTTCCATCATTTGGATGAATAGTATTTGCTTGACCAACAATTACAGAACCTTCTTCGTCATAATAAATTTGTTGATTACCACCTGCAGGACCTATTCTATTCCAAGGAGTAATTAATCTTTCGCCAATATAAGTTGAGTCTATAACTCTCATAAGGTTAGAATCGAAAGATCTTCCAACATAAGGATTAACTAAATTAAAACCTAGTGCTGAATCGTAAGAAGATGGATAATAAGGGCCGAAATAGAATTCAGCGCTTTCTCCGGCTGTCATGGTTTTATTAGTATTATCCCAAAGTAGTCCGCCATTAATTACTCTATAATCAGAATCAGCTCTGCGAGTACCACCAAATAACAAACCACCGTTTTGTATTTTAGCGATTTTACCGTCTACAGTAAATCCAGTTTTAAATATAGCACTATCATTAAATGTAAATTGAGTATTGGCTTGAGCAGAACCACTATCTTCACCAGTAGCACTTTTGCTACTGGTAATATTAAGATTACCACTTAAAGTAATAGCCGGATTTTCTAATTGAAAACCTGCACCGATTGTAAGAGGACCTCTAACTGTAAGTGACGCATCATTCTTTTTACTTCTTGCTTCAACTCTAATTACATCATTTAATTTTAATCTTGTATTTGCGGTAGAGTCAAAGATATGAATAAGACTATTAGATACTTCTTCCCATTTTTCTCCATTTGATTCAAGTTCAACACCATTAATATATACTCTTGTTAGACCATTTTTAACGTAGCTAAGAATTTTACTTGGGCTTGAGTTGTCACTATCTTGAAGTCTCAAAGCACTAAGATTTGGAGTACCTACTTGATGCAGTCCTCTATTATCAATTCTAAGATCTGTTACACTAGAACTATTCAATCGAGGTGAGCCTGTACCCCATTGAGGAAGCGATGCTAGCCTTAATTCAATAGTATTAGTTCCAGTTACTACAAAATCTCCGGTTTGAACGCCAAGAGCTGCGCTTCCTGTACCATGTTGGAAAGAATGGTCTGAATCGCCTGCAGACCAAGTACCAGGTCTAAATGATACTACAATATGACTATCATCTAAAGGTGGACCAGGTATTGGAGTTATAGTAATTGAAGAATCACCGAGTGGTAAATGGTCATTTACTCCTGCTACGCTTCCAAGAAGTAGTGATAAAGCTGAAGTGCCCGAGGTATTATCAAGAGTTAAATGATCTCTTGAAACAATATAGCTATCAGCGTGATCAATCGTAGGATCTTGATTATCAATAAAATTAAATATAAATGTATCGTCTGGTGTTATCGTATGTCCTTCAATAAGACTATGCCCACCAGCGCTAAATCCAGAATCAACTCTTACATCACCTTTAACGTATAATCTAGATCCTGGATGATCGATAGGAGCACTATCTGCACCAATTGCAACTTGAGTATCAGTATTAAATCCAACTCCACCAAAATAGAGAGTATGACCATCAGCAGATCTTCTCCAATGTGAACTATCATTAGCATTATGAAGAATATAGTTAGGACTAATAACAGTTTTCAGATAACCAGAATCGATAACAGAAGCAATGACCGACGAATCAATGTTCATTCTATCTTTTACATAATCATTAGTAACAATTGTTGCAATATAGTCTTGAGTTGGCCAAGCGACCTGAGTACCTTGAGCAGATGTAGTAATAATAGGAGATTTATGATCAATTGCGGCTTGTAAAGAAGCATTATCTTCTGCAGGCCTATTTCCTAAAGATGCGCCTGCTACCTGATAATTTGGAAGATCAATACGAGCTTTACCAAGAACATCAAGCGAAAATTTCTTATAATCTATTCCATCAATATTATCTTTATAAGATGCATCACTTACAGTAACATCATTTCTAGCAATTGTAACAGCATTACCTTGTGGAATGTCTGCAGCAAGAGATGCATCTGCTTGAAAGTTAATAAGTTGATCGCCATCTTTTAAGGCCCAGAAGTTATCAATAGAAACTCTTGCTTGAACATATGCCGAATCAAGATGATTTTCTAGAATTGGAATAAGTCCACCAGTTGGTCTTACAACAAAGCTGTCAAACGACATTCTTTCGCCAGTACCAGGATTATCACCGATTGTAAATACACTACCTGAAACAGATTGTCTAAAATGAACTGAGCCTTCTACAGTAGCGCTATCAGCTACAGTTAGTTTTCCGAGTATATTTAAATCAGCACTCGGTGTGGCTTGTACAGTTGGAACGACTTGAGCATAAATTGCTAATGATGTATCAAATGTTCCGCTGTAATCTGTGGTAGTAACTGGTTGAGTTAATGCTTGATCATGAAATAATTCAAATTTATTAGTATCAGTTATACTTCCAGATCCATTATCTGGCCCAGTAAAGAAAGTAATTGCATCAATAATACCAGCAGGTGATGTAATACTAACTCCTTGGAATCGAACAGCATCACCTACTGTTAAACCGTGAACGCCGCCAACCGGTAAAATAACTTCGGTTTTTGTGCCTGATGCAGAAATAGTAAAATTTGATACTAAAGCCGCAACAGTTACAACTTCATAAGTGCCAGTGGCCGGAACAAATATATTAGGTTCGCTTGACATATCAGGTGCTGTAGTACATGCTCTATCAGTAAATAAATTAAATGTATTCGCATCAACCGCCGCAACGAAATATATATTATCGTCTGTACTATTATAGTTAAAACTACTAGCAGTTCCAGAAGTGTTATCAGTCTCAATATTAACAAATTTAATAGCTAATCCGCTACCTGCACCACCAGCGGTAGCCATCGCACCGCCTGCTGCAAGTTTATGACCACCATTACCACTATTACCAGAATAGATTGTAGATGCAGTCACACTTGCATTAGTTGTGTTAATAGTAAATGTGTCGGCCGCAGGAAATGTAGAAACTGGAGTTGTAAATGATGTGGTTGTAATAACAACAATAGGTTCTGTGCCTTTAATAAAATCTTTAATATTAACATTACCAATATAAAGTGTAGCACCGCTATCAATATTTACATCACCATGAATATCAAGAGTATAATTTGGATTAAATCCAGAAACATATTTTGCAGCATTATTATGAGGTGTTTTCGCAGTTTTACCAATCATAATATTAGTATTGTTTAAACCCTTGTTTACAAGGTTACTATCAAGAATACTAGTACCGGCATCGTTAAATGTCTCTGGCTTCATAATTACGATGCCATTACTTAATCCGGTTGGAATAAATGTATTACCACCAATAAACATAGTATTAGTAGCAGTACCACCTACTGCAGTTCCACCATACTGCGCATTTACTCCAGCTGTGTGTGAATCTTTCCAACCCGCACCAATTACAATATTATCAGTATTAGTGTTATTAATAAAACTATTATCTTTACCAAATATTAAATTATTTTCAACACCAGTACCATCTAATTTATTATCTTTACCAATTAGATAATTGTTATCTCCAGCATTATCAAGTATATTACCGTCACCAATAGCAAATGATTTATTAGTAGCACCAGTTGATGTATTAGCTAATCCAAATTTATTATCAATACCAAATGCGTAAAGTTTAGTTCCAGTACTACTTGAGTCTTGCACGTTACCTTCACCAAGGAACATGTTTTGATCTGTTATAATTTGGTTATCTTTACCAATTGCGACACTATACTTACCTTGACTAGTAAGACCGTATGTAGAAGCTCTAAAGAGAATATCTCCTTTAGAAGTCCTTTGTCCAACTTTATTTTTTGAACCTAAAGATATAGAAGAAAACCCTCTCGCATATGGTTCTTGACCCATACCTATAGAAGTAATACCTAAATCAGAATTTTGATGTTCAGCAAGTAAAATTTCACCAGCTCTAATAAGTCCAGCTCTTGAGCTGTACATAAACATATTGTCATATTCATTACCAGGAAATACTCCTGCAGAATCGAATATTGCTGAATCAGTAGCAGAATAAGTTAAAGTTTTTAAACCATCAACTTGGAAATCACCACGAACATCAAATTCTGTATTTGGTGTTGTTTTTTGTACACCAATATTTCTTGGTGTTTCTTGAATAATAAACTTTCCATTATCAACAAACGCATTACCTGCAATAGGAGCTCCACCATCTGGGTTCCACTGCATAAATGTGCCGCCGTAAAGAATATTACCGCCAACAAATAAGTTACCAGCTCCATCAACAGCTGGATTAAACATATCGGATTCTCTACCAATCGATACGTTACCACCTTGAATAGCCATGAGGTTATCATCTACAACAACACCTGGTATTGTTCTATTTGGATTATTAAGTAAATCGGCCCCAGCTCCATATGTAGGAGCAGTCGCGACCATTTGAAAATTTATGCTTTTATTAGCAGTACTAGCAATATGACCATTCATACCAAATGCGTAAGAAGATTGTCCTGAGACTATATTTTCTCTACCAAACGCAAACGCATCGCCTCCACCAACTTTATTATAAGAACCAATTGCAAACGATAAAGCACCACCAACAGAATCTTCCACTCCAAAAGCATAACCAGCATTACTTTGAGCTCTGTTGTTTTGTCCTATTAAAAAATTAAAATTGCCGCCAGCAGATTTATTGTCAAGACCAATAAATACCTGTTGGAAACCGCCATTTGATACCACATTATTTTTACCTAAAATAAAGGTATCATCACCCATTGCAGTGTTTCCTGCGCCAAGTAAAATATTTCTATCACCGCCATCAGAATTGCTTGCTCCAATACCAACAGAATATAAACCAGTTATTTTATTTTTGAAACCCATAGCAATTGAACTAATACCGCCAGCTTGGCTACTATCACCAGTTGCAAAACTACCTTGACCAGATGCTTTAACATTTCTACCGAAAGCCGCTGAAAATTGACCTAAAGCACCCCAAGCAAAATCATTATGGTTTGTAAAGTATCCACCGCGTGTTGATGCTTTTCCTGGAACAAACGAAAATCTGGATCCTTTATCTGAATCAGCAAGAGCGCTTAGTGTTGGATCACCGTAATTAATTACAAGATCATTTGCCATAGAAATCTCGCCAGAGACTTTATCATTATAGCTAGCATCAAAAGTTTGACTACTTCCTGCTAAAGGACCCTTTACTTGAAATGGCCCGCCATGAACTTCAAACCTAGATTTAGGTTTATCTGTACCAACCGCAATTCTACCAAATCCACCATATGGATAAGTTGCTGAAAAATCTCTTGGAGCAAAATACGCATCATCTGTAGCTGTAGCCGTAAATAATCCGCCACCTGTAAATGGTACACCATTTTGTAAAAGTTCGCCAGTAAAGTTAATACTACCATCTTTATGAACTTCGAATAAAGAACTATCTTCAAGTGATATAGCTCTTATTAAAACTGAAACGTCTGAATCATTAGCACTAGTACCATCACCTGGAAATCTTCTAAGATCTCTTCCACTGTCTTTATGTAAATCACTTTTAAAATAGTTAATAGGTAAAGTAGAAGTTAATGAATATTTACGCCCCGCAAATTCGGTTGAGTCGCCATTAGTAGTTACTGTTAAACCATAAAATTCTCTTAATTGAGCTGAATCTGGATAATATATTGAATTTGGATCAATTGTTCTTAATCCAGGTTTTGAAGCATAAGAACCTAATCTAACTCCTGCAGCATCAACAACTCCAGTATTTTTATCAACAACAAATCGAAACCAGCCAGAATCTTGTATAATTTGTTCTGCAACCATAAGACCGAATCGAGTACCATTAGCTCTATCGGTTTTTTCACCGTAAAATAATTCGCCGCCTTGAATAGAGTCTAAATTGCCAGAAGTTAAAACTGAACCTGGAAGTAAATCTGTAACTCTTAATTTTTGAAACATTGCTGGAGAATATGATACTATTTCTCCGGTTGGTTTAATAGTTAAACCTGTAAAGTTACCTTGAGTATGCCCAATTTTTAATCCATTGGTCGAATCATACATAAAGTCTGAATCGCCGCCGAGTGTTTTGTCTGCATTAACAAATGGAACTGTACCAGGAGCAAGTGACGTACCTGGCGCATTAAATTCTAGTCTATTGACTCTAAGAAAATCAACATCACCAGAATCTGCTCTAAAGTATTTAAAATATGCTGAGTCAGCTTGTAAATCTTTATTATAAAAAAGTCTATTTGTTGTCCAATAATTTTCGTATTGTGTTCCAGCAGCACCGGCTTGCCAAGTAATAGTTGCACCTACTGGTCCACCTACTGTAATGCCTGCTCCTGATGCCCATGCTGAGTCAGCAGCATTATCAGCCACAACAATGTTTTTATCTACGATCGTAACTGTTTCAGATTGAATTGATGTTGTCGTACCTTGCACATTAAGATTACCAACAATATTAACATCACCTGCAACATCACCAAACGGAAATGGATCGATGTTAATTGTAGCTGGACCGCGATATTCTGGACTATGCGCAATACCAAAACTATGATATAAAGAATGACCGCTATCCACATCAAGTTGACTAATATATGCATTTGTTATTTTTGCAGAGTCAGCATCAAATTGGCCAATATAACCGCTATCAGCATCTATTCTTGAAATATAAGCACTATCGACATCTAACTGACTAATATATGCAGAGTCAACCATTAGTCTTGAGATATATGCAGAGTCAGCATCAAATTGGCCAATATAACCGCTATCAGCATCTATTCTTGAAATATAAGCACTATCAACATCAAGTTGAGAAATGTACGCACTATCGCCTTTTAATCTAGAAATAAATGCAGAGTCAACATCAAGTTGACTAATATAACCACTATCAACATCAAGTCTTGAGATATATGCACTATCAACATCGAGTTGAGAAATGTATGCAGAATCAACCATCAAGCGACTAATATAACCACTATCAACATCAAGTTTTATAATATGTGCTGAGTCACCAGTGAGTCTTGAGATATAGCCAGAATCTACATCTAACTTCCACATGAATGCTGAGTCACCAGTGAGTCTTGAGATATAGCCAGAATCTACATTAAGTTGGCTAATAAATGCTGAGTCTGCTTTAAGTCCGTGTGTATATAAGAAATCAATGGCACGTTCTGAGTCAAGAAGTAAAAATTTATCGCCAATCGCAACTCCAGGATTTCCTGCAGCTTGCATAAGAGTCATGAATTTTTCACCACCTACCGCAGCTACTCTACTTGCCATTTGAGGAACTACAAGCGAATCGACTGCTGGACCTACACCAACGAATAATGTTCCGCCTGCTACACTGTCATAATATGAATATGCAAGCTCGCCTAATGCTAAACTTGAAGGGGTGGCTAATTGGCCTGATCTCTTAATCTGGATTATAGATGCCATGAAATAAACAACCTATCTAAATGCTTTTATTATTTAATCTTATTTATATGTTTTTAGAAGGTATCTCCACCATCTATTATTTGCCCTTGATTAAATGTTTTACAGCTGTCCACAATTCTGTTTCAGCATCAAATGCAATCATTGTTCCGCCTGGAATTTGTCCTGCCGGGGCAATCGCAGTATCGCTCACATCTCTAAGACTGTTTCTAATTTTAATTTCTTTAATAGCTGGAAGCGGGGTTCCAACTTTAATGTTTTTAACGATGGTACGATTTGATGTTATTTTAATTGCCATATCGTTACCTTACGTTGTTACTTGAGGTGATAGCGTTAACTTACCTTCAAGTATTCTTTCAACCACGCCTAAACCAGTATTGCTATCTGTTCCTTCTAACTCTACATCATATACATATCGCCCAGCTTTCATGCGGGTTGTTTGTATATTAGTTAATGATATTTGTAAAAGATTTTCTTGATTAGCTGGATTATAAGCAGTACATGAAAATAGTTCAGCTGAATCAGTGGAGTTATAACTCTTTTTGATTTTTCCACGCATAATGTAATAAGATCCAAATGACCCTGCATCAGAGTCCCAATTAATCAGGAGTTTTCTGCTACCATCTGGATTAAACAACTCAAGTTGAATTACGACATCGGCTCCCTGATCAATATTTAAGTCTTCATAATGTGCCATCCTCGACCCTCGTTTTAGTTTATACTATTTATAATATAAAAACAGATTGCGCGTCATCTATATTCATAAATTAAATCTTAATATTGCTATTTATACTATTTACATTTATAGCAAATTGTTGTATAATAAAGAGTAATCTTTAAACGGAGGGTAGTACCTAATTATTACTAAGAAATATATCAACTGGAACAGCTAATCTAAGATTAGCCTGATAAGTTTTTACCAAATGATATACATATCCAGGCATGATTATTACATCACCGGTATGAGGAGTATATTCGATAGGGTTAAACATTTCAGCTGTTTTTCCGAAATATCCTCGATTAGCATTTACTCTTGGATCATATGCTACTAATTCTCCGCCCTTATCTATTTCATCAGCAAGTACATAAAACACTGCAGCAAACTGAGCTCCTGAATGATTATGAATATTCATAGAGTATCCCTTTTGAGATCCTGTTAACCATGAACTAAAACTATGAGATATATCATTTAAATTACTATCAAATACTTCTTTAAAAAATTCCGTATATTTTTCTATAGCCAAATCTTTTAACAATGGAATTTTATCTGTGAGCGAACCACTATCGTATTCAGCTTGTGGTTTCATAATACTTGCATTAAGTAAAATCTCTTGAACTAATTCTTCGCATTGATTTAAAGTAATTTGAGTTTTAAATATTGGAGTTGACCAACAATCATTAATACCCAATTTCAACATCATAATATCCTTTTATATCACTAACCATGCCATGAATTATCATCAATGGCCAATCTATATTGTTAAGTATTCTATCGTATATTTCTTTACTACTATCATATGTTTGAAAATACGGATCGTTTCCAGCTAAAAGCATTGGATCATTTAATAGATCATAAAAGTCTTCGTTAAAATCTTTACTAATCCAATGTGCATAACATATTGCTACAACATAACTCTTAGCTGGATATAGCCATTCATCTACTTTTTCATTAAAGTGTCGAATAGCATTTTTAATAATAACCTCTTGATTATCATCAAAAACTATTTTTACTTTATTCAAATCATCTGAATGATTTTTATTTAATCTATGGTAAACTTCTTGTTTAACTTGCCATTCTTTCATGATACCAATCCAATAATCCTCTATATCCGTTACAGCTATTATCTAAATCTTTGACATATCGATAATGCTCTGTTAAGCAGTTTCCAAAGTACGTGCAGGACGCACATATAGGACTTATCATTTCTTCTTTTTCTTTATTTGTCCAATCAATGTATTGTTCCCAAGAATCCAATTCAAGAAAGAATTCTTTATCCTCTTCATCAAATTCCAAGACCCCAAACTTGCCATTAGGTGTGATATATACGTGATCATCTGAAAATGCATTATATCTTCCTTTCGTTGATTCTATAATTCTATCTTCATTTACAAATTCAAACTTCATAGTGTCTTTTAACTTAAGCCACTTTATAACAAAATCTTCAAAGTCTTTGTGCGTCACATTATGGGCATTTGCTTGATTAATTGAATATGGTTTAATCTCAACAGACGTAATTGACGAACACATATTTAACATGTTAATCATTTCAGATACATCTTTTTCTAGCACCTTTGGAGATGCTAAAACTAAAACCGCAATAGGTACTGTACTCATTAACATATTTTGAAATACAAGTTCAGACTTTTCTCTTGCTTCAAAATCATATGATACAGAAAGATACACATCATCATCAAAGAAACCTGGATGCATCATAGAATAATTTGTGTTGATGCTAATTTCACCTAAATAATATTTTCTTATAATATCTTTAATGCCATAAAAATACGACTTTTTCATTGCACCAACTTCACCACCATATAGGTCAATATGTTCTATATCTGGTACTTGAGATAGCAACTCATCTAATTTATCAAATGAAATTTGTTTTTGATCTCCAAGTTGCTTAGTAGATAGGTAACAAAAGTCGCATCTAAAATTACAAAAATATGAAGGATTAATCGATACGATCATTTTGTAGACCTAGGTAATTTTTTAAATTTATTTAGTAACTCCGCTAAACTTTTTTTATTGAATATTAAATATATTATTCTATTTTTTAGATTGGTTAAATTAAATTTAAAATAGATATCATCTTTATTAGTAAACATATTGATTTCTAAAAAATAATAACGAGGATACTTTCTTAAATACATATTATTTATGTCTTCAGCTTCGGCATCAACATCTACAACAGTCCTAGTCTCTATAGTTTTTAATTGATTACCATCCTCATGCCAAACTATAGTATTATTAGCGATTGAATTTTTCTTTGTGACTTTACAACCTATAATATGCTCGACTTCATTTTCTATAACTTTTAATTCATTCTTACAAGGAGAGGCTAATGTAACATAAAAATGATCGCCCATTCTATCTTCGTGTCCTTCACAACAACTCATAGTAAAATAATTTTTATTAATTAAACACTCTATAAAAGGCCATACACCATCTTCTATCTGCGACCTAAATTTAGGATTTATAGGACTAACGGATATAGCAACCACACCATCTTCATATAATCCATCACAGTTAATTCTTCCATCGAAATTCATTCTATTTGGCGCACGAGTCAAAGCATAGCTTTTAGGACTTTCTTCCGAAATTTTAATTTTAATTTCTTCTGAAGGATTTTCAATATTCTGATAATATGGGGCTAAGAAATCTAGTTTCATAAAAGTTTAAAACCGATCATTACCTGTACGGAAAGGAAATATTCATTACTACTGCAAGTCTATCTTCTTCACCATAATAAGGAGTTACTTCATGCCATACATGAGCTGGAACAATAATTATTGTATTTTTTTCAGTCTCAATAGACATTTTAGATTTAGGTCTTGTTTTTATAACCTGATTAAATGCTGGGTCATGAAAAATTAATTTGCCGCCATCTTTGTCATTATCTACACAGTCTAAATAATAAACCGCTACCATTGAAGCACCACTATGACAATGCAAACCTTTATAATCGCCATTTCTCATAAAGGGCAATCTTCCAGTGGTCTGTTCCATACGTTCTAAAATTTCGGTGTGTGTAATTGATTCATCATATTCATTAGCTAGTTTTAAAAATGACTTTGCAAAAAAATCGTGTAAATTTTTGATTTCATTATAATTTTTAATATTATCATCAGTAAACAATGGGATGTGCACACCATCATCTCCACCATCTTGATATGAAAGCCCTGCCATAGCTAAATGATTTCTAAATATTGCCTGACATACCGAATTAAGTGTACTACTTTCTTCTTCATTAATATTATGTAACTCATGTAACATTTTTATTGGAAAAATAGTTTTTATCATGCGTATTCCCTCTCATACGGCGTCAACTGTCTATTGATGCTATTTATACTGATTATATCAGATGCTAAAGTTTTCATATGCTCACAATGATCTTCTACCATATTATGTTGTTTTAAATCTTTAATAGTTTTTTTACATCCATTACAAATTTCAAACATCGGGCAAGTATAGCACGCATTTTTCAAACTCATTAAATTTAAATCTGTCGCAAGCGGTGTTGAGAATCCACCATTCATTTCGTAATCAAAATCAATAGCCTTATCTAAATCATCACCAAACGCACCACAGGAATAGTAGTCACCTTCAGGCTGAAGCGTTCGAATACCAGAATCACATGTTCTTGATTGAGGGCATATAGTAGATTCTCCTCTTAATCGTACCATCATTTGCTGAGTATTATGTTCCCAATCGCTTAAACCGGCTTTCCATATTTCGACATAACGTTCATATATTTTTGATAATTGATATGGAGCTGATTGTGATCCTGATGCCATTGCATAATTCACTTTACATATTACATCCATCTTCTTTGCGAGTTCAACGGTTTTAATATGAGTATCTTCGTTCTCTTCAACGATTACAGCTATGAAGGATGGTCTATATCCAACATGTTCTAACATCGCATCTGAACATCTCCAGAAATCTTCTTCTGTAAACTCACTATAATCGCCCTTTAATCTTCCACCACCATATTGAAATGACGTAGCCACACCTACCCTCGGATGGTTGAATAGTTCTTTCCATTTTAGTGGCTTGGTAAGAAACGGGTATAAATTTGTTGTAAGTGATATAGACGCTGGCATATCATGCTTATCAAGAAACTCTATAATTTTCCAATAATAATTTGGCTTCATCATTAATGGATCACCACCATTAACAATAATTGTTTGTGTATCTGGAAAACGTTTTAAAAACTTAAATATCTTATTTAAATCAAGAGTGGCTGTATTATCTTCGAACGTAATTTTAGATGATGAACAAAACGAACATTTGAAATTACATAGTTCGGTTGGTTTAACAATTAAGTCCATGGAGAATCGCTAACATTAAACCCAAAATTCATAGTGATTCTGTGCATATCAGGATCTCTAAAGTGTTCAACTCTATGTTCAAACTGTTTATCTTGGCTTCCTACTACCACATCATATTTTTGAGGTAAATGAAAGGCCGTGATTCTATTATTTTGTGATATATTCCTAAACATAATCTCGCCGCCAGCATCATTATCCATATCAGTAAAATATAGAAGAAACATTATATTTGCGCCTTCACAAAAATCATTATGCCAATGACATGAAGTTTGTTCAGTGCCATTCCAACAATGATAATAAATCAAATCTTGTTTTTTTGAATATGGTTTTAAATAATGATTAAAAAGATAATCAGCGGTCAGCAACATTTTCTTTCGCATACCTAACATATAATAATTTAAAGGGAATCTATAATCTTTTCTATTGCCAACACCTCTAAGCCATTTTATATTAGGAATAGTATCTTCTAGATATTGAAACGCTAAGACGTTATTTTCTGTATAAAACCCATCATCCATTTTCCAACCATTTTTCACAGCATTTTTACCTTTTGTCTAAAACCATATGACAGATCATCTTCACCATCACGTTTTGGTTTAAATCCCTTTGTTTTTTTAACATAATTAAACGTTTCTTTAAAAACACATTCTTCCATATCATTGTGATCACCTGGCATATCAGCTTTTACAAAACATGTAAATGGGCAGTTTTCATAATATTCACACTCAAAACAATTATATTTTTTTAAAAACTTTTCTACTATCTCTCCTGTTTCAAAAGGTGTTTCACCAGTTTTTTTATCTCGTTGATACGCTACACCACAACATCCACCAGGCGAAGAACCGTCAGGCTGAATAGTTATTGAATTACCTCTTGTACACATCATTGCACCAGTCTGATTCAATGGATCATGAAACGCGTCCATGTTTTCGCATTCAGGATAGTTATCTATTAAATATTTATTGAATGCTAATAACTCGCTATCTTTAGGAATTAATTTTGCATCTGTTTTAATCAGTGGCGATGGCATATAAGCATCAAAATCAACCGGAAAGTTTTTATACAAATAATCAAAAGTGCTTTTATCATTGCTCTTTATAATCGTCTGTACATTTTGGCTAGTAGTAACAATTGAAACATTTCTAATATAATCCTTAAAAGTCTCTACATTCTCTAAGAATATTTCCTGTTGACCTTTATTGAAACGTCCTCTTGGATCATAAGATGTTGAAAGTTTTATATCGTGTTTTTTACAAAAGTCCATGACTTTACTAGAGTTCTTTTTATCAAACATAAAATTAGTAAGATAATTGAAATAAATTCTTTTGTCACCAATGTTAATCTTGGATCTGACTAAATCCATAAATTCGTCATATACGTCTAAAAAGCCTTTTTCAATCCATAGATCTTCAAATAATTCTCCACCTAATAAATGTAATTTATAGTCTTTTGATCTTGGTGAATTGTTAATGAATTTAGCAACAGTATCGCTTTTTGCTAAAATTTCTTCTCGAGTAGCTCCGACCATTGAGTTATGATCTTGTGGACAGAATACACATTTTAAATTACAATGTTCAAAGAATATTATAACAAGCTCACTTGATCGAGTGATCTTGCTTCCTAAAATTTTGTATATATCAAAATCAAGTGGAGCTGGATTAATAGGTGCTACAGACATTCTTTACTTACCTCTGACATAATTATATGTCTATTTTTTTCTATAAATTTATTTATAGTATTTGCTCTAAACTCTTGATTTAAAACTTTAATGCTTTTTGGTTGAGAATTTGGATTAAATATATCTCTTATTTCAGAATATATATCATCCCAACTATCTAATTTACTTATAGCTTCATATGCTTTTTTAGTAAAGACAGACGGTGATACACTATTTTCAATCATAGGATAAAAGTGTTGCAATAAATAATTTCCAGCACTATTCATAAACCACATTTCATGCATTTCTTCAATTGTAAACGAAAAGCAAGATGATATAGTTTTAAAATATGATTTCTTATTTTTGTATAAATTATTCCAACTATCTATTCCTTGTTCATCTGCAATATCAGTGTAAACTTCAACTGTTCGAATATCATATTTAATTTTATATTCCTGAGAATTAAGAGCTGAATCAGGAAGAAACATATAATCGTGTCTATAAGAACCAAACGATTTGAAATTCCAGATATATTCCATTTCATTATAAAAATCATCTATCGTAGAACCCGGCATTGCAAGTATCATTTCTAAATTAGGTATTGGAAACCCATGCTTTGAACATTGTTCATTAATGTGTTTGCTTAATTCCAATTTATCTTCTGTATTTAAATCAACTCTTTCAGCTATTTTCATTGCAATGTCAGAACTGCTTTGAATAGATACCGATGGAACTATTGATATATTAGCCATCTCACTCCACATGTTTTTCCCGTTTTTCATATTTGGAGAAGCATAATTTGTTCCAACAATTTCAAAATACTTATCAATCAATTTTTTTCTTCTACTTAAATCTTTAGATTTCATAGTAGAAATATCGGTTAAATTAAAACCGTTTGTCCAAGCATATTCAAAAATTTCAAAGTCTCTTTCAAAAAAAGCTCCAAAGTTTGCATCATTTAAATATGCAGATCTATAACCGGCTTTCAACATAGCAGTAATATCACGTTTCACTATATCTAATGATTTCTTATAAATCTTTGTATTAATGCCACCGCCCCATTCACAAAATACACACTTATAAGGACAGCCTCTCGTTGTCTCTAAAACAATAAATGGTTCCATTTTATACTTGCGGGCATACTCAAGTAATTTTGTAAGATATTCTAAATGATCTTCGTATACCGAATAGTCTTCTTTTGATATATCATGTATGACTTTTACGTCTGACCTTAATTCCCATGGAATACTTGTTGGATCGATTTTGTTTTCAATAAACTGATCTATAAGTTCAGCCATAAATGGTTCACCTGGTTTAGTAGGTCTACAAATTAAATCATACTGAGGACGAGAGGCTAATAGTTCAGGTTCATTAGTTCCTATATGTGGACCACCCAAAACCAATATTTTTTCTGGATATTCATTTTTAATTTTATTAGAAATTTCATCACATATCATATAATTCCAAGTATATGAAGAAAACATAATTACATCTGCTGCAATTATTTCATCTACTACTTCATCATACGATTTATAGCTATTCCATTTATATGGTGATTCTAACCATTGCACTTTTTCGCTATATTTTCCATACCGTGCATAATAACTTTGCATCAATAAAAATGTAAAATTATTTGCTAATGACCAGTCAGCGTGAGGAGGATTGACAAATGATATAATCATATTTCATTCTATACATTATAAATTAAAAAATATTTAGACTGTCACATATTTAGCAATAACAGTTTTATCAGAAATAGAGTTAGCGTGTAGCAGTGAATGAACTAAATAATGATTTACTGTTTCAAGCTCTAAAGCAAAGAATTTTTCAGGTTCTTTGTCATATGATGATTCAATTAAGATAAGTCTATCCAACAACTCATCTGTTAATTCAGTAGTAATTGCTGGTAAGAATTCTAATATGATATCATCTCTTAAAGTAAAATCAGACCATTGACTTTCTATAATAGCTACAAACTCTTTAATAGTATTGAGATCTGAATCAGAAATGTTTTCAAATATTATATTATCACTACTAGAAGCACCACTTAAATATTTTATCGACCACATATCATCTTTAATAAACACTTGAGCAAATTTAGAAGTATCTGTAAAAATGTCATTAATATTATTTAATGTATAAGTTTTGTCTAAACTTAATTTATCAGCAAAAGGTTTAGTTAAGAAATGTTGGAAAAATACTTCTTTTAATTCGTAAAGATATTGTTCAAACACCTTTTTCAGCAAAGGTCTGACTGCGCTTTTTAACTCGGCTTTTGAAGATTTGTTATTGAGATAATTCGCTAGTAGATGTTCAACACTTATTGTATTTTTATATTTTGTCATAAAAGCTTTTTTCTTAGCTGCAGATGGAGCTTTAACGCTGTCATAAATGGTCTTGAAATTTTCTACTTTTAAAATTTCACCAGCTCCTAATTTTGCGTTGTTGCTTGAAAATCTGCCTCTAAAAAATGTATTGAATTTAAAAGCATGTGCTCTTACTAATGATTCGACTGAATCAGCTGTAGGAGTTTTTAAAATAAATTTATACCACGTAGACATAATAAATTGCAATGCTGCATTGTCACAATAAACGACGATTCTTTTATTTGTAGCATCACATTTAGTAGCTAATTGATCAAAAAGAGTTGAAGCATCTTTAAACGTTTTATCTTTTCCTAAAATATCATCCCATTCAAGTCCATATGCGATAAGTTGACCAGATAAGATTTTTTGGAGATCTTCTAAAAGATTAAAACCGTTATTCTGCGATACAACAATACGATCAAATTTTGGATCGATGATATTATCTGTTGTTACATAAATTTTCTTAAACAGATGTATCATAACTGTTCTCCTGTGGCGATTGCGCTTGTTAGTAAAAACATTGGGTTATTAACATTTGCCCAATAGCTAAATAAATTATTTCCTTTAAACATATACTCATTAAAGTATGATTTATAATATGTTTTATGATGTTCAATTACATTAGCATAAAACAGATAGAATCTTTCATGCTTAAGTAAGCTTACAAAATTTATTCCGGTCAAATCTTTGGTATCATCTTTTGGAAATGCTTTGACATAATCTTTTAATTCATCTGATTCAACAGTATAAAGATTATATAATGAAAGAGAATCTAATTTTTTAGTCCACGTTGTAAGTATATCAACATTATCATCTATAAAGTTTTTTTCTGTTAGCTCTACTATACCTTTCATTTGAAGTAACAAATTAATTACTCTTTCTTCAAGGGTCGGTACATTTATAATAAAATTAGCTAAAAGATATTCTTTAGTCATATGATCAAAGTCTTCTTGACTATCAATTCCAATATCACATGGCAGTTCTAAATTGCTAAGATACGTTAATAGCTTTGTTCCTTGTAATTGAGAATTTTGGTAATCAACCATATAAAAAGTTTGATCATCTTCAAAATACAATTTTAGATCTTCAATACTGAACGGCGCAGTAACATCAATAACTTTCATCGTCTTCCTCGCGAACCATGACAGCTGCTATGACAACTGCTGTGACAAATATTAATAGTTACAGTAATAGTATTAGATACTAACGAATTAAATCTTGTTTGTAAATCAGTAAATTTAGCTTCTAATCCAGTATCAGTAATTTGTGTTCCAGATGATAACGTAACACCAGCTGCAGATAAAGATTGCACATAACTACTGCTTAGATAAGCTTTTTGTGTTTGATTAAAAATTAAGCCTGGGGTTTGGTATGTACCTATATTACTTGTTACACCTGTTACGTTTTGCCTTGCATTTAAATTTCTAATTTGACTATATGCCGCGGTTTCATTTTCAATTGCGGTATTAATAGTAGCAGCATTAATTGGATTTCCGGCTATAGTAGATCCGCTAATTCCAATGCTTCTCCCAGCAGTCGTTCCACCAAAATAGCTTGTAGAAAATCCACTGAACGGAACAGAGTTGGTACCCCAAACAATCCCAGAATTTGCACTTGCTGGAGCAAAATCCGCAAATCTATCTATTATATTCTGTGCTGTAATTGGACTTGTTAATGTAGCCATTTCATTCCTCTTTCGTTATATAGGTGTATTTATACATGTTTTGCTAGTTCTATCATTAAACTTTTAGGAGCTCCGCAAATATCGCCATCCCATCCTAGTTGATGACAATCTCCTCCGCAAAATCTAGAAACAGGACATTCTAAACAAAGAGGATTTCTCATTTTTTCTTCTAATATAGTTCTTATTCTTTTAGGACTTTTTAGTAATATATCGATAGAATCATCTAGACTTCCAAAGGCTTGTTCAGGAGCGCTATTTGGACATCCTGCGATAGTTCCATCACCATTTATTGTAAATAGTTTTTGCTCACAATCTCTACAAAATGTTCCGCATGTAGTCATAGTCTTTTCAAACTTAGCATAAACATTTTCTAAAAAGTCATTTTCAAACCAATCTCGTGCTCCATGCTCTTCACTTTGAATATGCATTTTTAAAAAATATGAATCGAGTTCTGCATTGCTTGGAAAGATTTCTGATGCTTTTCTTGCACTACCATTATTAGTTAATCTTTCAAGAGAAACTTCTTGAACACCTAATCTCCTACACCATCTTAATAGCGTTATAGGATCTTTAGCAAGAGTATCTTTAGTGAGACTAATAAACAGGCGAATAGTTACTCCTTCAGCAAGCAATGTTTTTACATTTTTATGCCAAAGATTATATTGGGTATTATTTTCAAATCGTATCTTACGATCCCAAGATGTACCTAATCTATTACCGAGCGGCCCTTTAATAAATTCTTTATGTTCATCTTTTAATTTAAATACTAGATTAGTTGTTGCACCCCAAGACATCTGATCCCATAGACCATCGCATGCGTCGTATACCTTTCGCATTTGGCCAACCGGTACAAGAAACGGTTCACCACCATGAAATTCCATATGTATAGAATCTTGGGTCGCAGGTTTTTCTTTTCTAAATCTATGAATCCAGTCAACTAGCTTATCAGTATTCCAATAAATCTTTTGACCGCTTCTTCCGCTCGTAAAACAATGCGCACAATTAAGCTGACATGTTTCTGTTGTTTTGAGATACATCAGCCAGTTCATTATTAATTTTATCCTCTGTATAATTTTCTAAACCAAAGCTCAGTGTCAATGCTTCATCTTTATTTAATGCTTGATGAGGAGTATAAGCTGGTATATGTATATATTCTCCTGAACTAATAGTCAATAGCTTATCATTAATTATTAAAGACTTAGATCCTTCACAACAATATATAATAACATCATCTGGGTCGGTGTGCATGCCAAAAGAATAAGACCCAGCTGATGCAAAAAATAAATGACATGTTACATGTTGTTCATGTTCCCAATCAGTTTTTACTTTCCAGCAATATTCGTATATTGCTGAATTAAAATTTTCCATACGTTCAATTTTTATAGAATGGTTTTGTTTTTGTGCTTTGCAAAAATCACTAAAGCTAGTAATTAGTTGTTCACGACCCTGTTCATCTATAGCATAAACCATGTTTTGTTCATACATATGATTTGCAGTAAGTGCAGATATGAGTTGAGATTTATTAATCATAATTTAATTATATACTATTTTTAATTAAATGTAAACAGTTATTTACACTTTTAATACACATTCTATTAATTTTTCTTCAACTGCAGTAGACGATTCTAAAGCAATACCTATTATTTCAGCATGAGAACCATCTGGTGCAAAGCCATTAAACTCTTTACCTGCGCATCCATTATGGTGAGCATATACAGGATCACCTTTATTAACAGCTCCAACTATTCTAACTGGAACACGTCCTTTAAGAGCAAGTGCTTGTCCATCTATATCTGCGTTCATTAAATATGCGGGATCAGCTGAAACCACACCCATTGGAATTCCATTTGCAGTACATGCTACTGTTTCTTCAGTTTCGTTTGACGATATCATCATTACTGTTCCAACTGGATGCTCTTCGCTTGTAGTATATTTTTCTGCAAGGTCAGCATAATTTGCAGACGTTGCATTACCAGCAAAAGTTCCTGCGGTCAATGTATGTGATGATGGATTATATAGTAAATGATCGTTATCTGTATCAATATATGGTCGCTGGTAACCTGCGCCGTTATTATCACTAAACAATATTTGATAATTTACGTCATCATTTTTTTCATCTACATTAATATTATCGGCATTAGTAGCCAGTGTTACATCACCACTCGCAAGAGTAACTACTCCAGCATTAGTAATTGTAGCATCTCCACTTAACGTGGCCGCAGTAAAACCAGAGCCATTACCAATTAAAATTTGTGCATCTCCTACTGCAACATCTGATGGTACACCTGCAGTAGCTGCATTTCTAACTTTAATTGTACTAGCTGCCATATTACTTAGTTTTGCATTTGTTACATTACCATCTAATATTTTATCAGTAGTGACGGCATTATCTGCAATTTGTCCAGTTGCTACTTGAGCTGCTACCACATCACCAGCAACTCTTCCAACTACCGTATTTACTGGCACAGCAAAACTTACGAGATCTCCTGCAGCTCGAGCAACAACACTATTAGTAGAAATCGATAAGTCATCAATATTTGCAGTACCTACTCTTGCAAGAAGAGTATTACTATCTAATGCTAAGTCAGTTGGATTTTCAGCGCCTGCCGTAGCATTTACCTTAACTGTATTAGCTGCCATATCGTTTAGTTTTGCATTCGTCACCACATCTGGTTGGATTGTAACAACACCAGCATTTGTCATAAGAACATCTTGAGATAAAGCAGCAGATGTGAAACCAGTTCCATCACCAATTAAAATTTGCTCATTAACAACAGCTTTATTTGACGATGCTCCAGCTGTATTTGCATCTCTTACTTTAACTGTATTTGCTGGCATATCTTCTAACATAAGACCATCAGCTTCTTGAGTTAATCCATGACCACCTGCAACATTAAATACACCAGATGAATCATCTATAGTAGATTTACTTATACCAAGTCCTGCAGCGTAATTTGTAGTCGGAGGAATAGCCCAAGTAAATGTTCCATCTCCATCAGATCTTAAAAACTGATATTGAACACCTCCACCAAGGAGAGAATATCCGCCCATACCGCTAACAGCTAAGTGATGAGAAGTAATAACATCTGAATCAATATTACGGCCAGAGATCGCATGTGTATCTATATGATATTCTTTAAGCTGGTTTGAATCTATCCATGCCATATCATGTAAGTGGTTCATCGCTGATACATAACTAGAATCATGACCAGTAAAACCAGGAGATCCTGTTTGGCCACTACCGGTAGTCAGCTCATCTAAGTCTCCTCCTTGTTCACCAATGAGGTTGGTCTTCTGTCTCCAACTATTAATTGTATCAGTTAGATTTACGATTACCTGTCTAGCCATTTGATTCTACCATTTTTTCTGTTAATTGCGCTAACATTTTTTTTATTTCACTTACATCATTTTTTAATTCAACAAGTTCTTTTTCTTTAGCAGCGTCTAATTTCTTTTTCATTCTAGCCATATTTATAGCATCGTTATCAATATTTAATATTGCTCCACTAGCTAAATCTTTAACTAAATTAGGATGACCATTTACTTTTACACAATTAATATTACTTCTCAATTTTAAACTCCTAACGCTATAACTCTTAAATCTTTAACTGTAGGAACTTTTGAACTGTTATTAGCAAAAAATACAATTTTAATTTGGAATGTAGTAAAGGCTGGAATAGACCCTCCAACGCCGCCAATTAAATAGCGATATTCTTTATAAGAATAGATATTATCTGAAGTAGAAACAGGTGCTTCAAGTTCAGCTATTGTCCAGTCAATATCAGTTAGTATTGTATCTTCTGTACCAGTTTTATAATATACATCAAATAACGAGCCTGTAGGTCTGTTAGCAGCTAATAAAACTTTTAACCCTACTGCAGTATTTGTTAATGTCACTGGCTTTGTAATATGTTTAGCAAGAGCACTTCCACTAAACGGAGTAGTTTCTGCAGCATAATCAAAGATCACATTATGACCAGAAGTAGCTGATGCTGCTGGTCTATCTATTTCATTTTTAGTAAGTACTAATGAACATCTTTGCAAATCAATAATAGGCGAAACAAAAGAGCTAGTTGTACTCATTGAGAGTCTTAAAGAACCAGTATTAACTCCACCTAATCCGCCAGCACCTGTTGCAGTATCTTCTTTTACTGCATTTGCTACCATTATTGGAGTCTCAAAATAATTTTTTTGATTAAGCGCAATATCAGTATATCCTCCTGCTGGCGCAACATATGGAGTTTCTAACGCAACATTCGAATATCCGGAATACAGGCTTGCTTTTGGAATTATACTTGTATTAGGAGGATCAAGAGTTTGAACAATAGGATATAAAGTATTTCCTTGAATATTTTTAGTTGCAAATATTTCACTTCCACCGCCTTGAGCTGCTGAAGTCGCTGATCCTGCAGCTAATGTAATTTTATAGCCTGTAGGATCAATATGGGTTATTGTATGAGTAGTGTTAAGTTGAGAAGCTGTAACGCCTCCAACCGCAGTTGCTCCAGTAATAGCAACTTTATCTCCAACAAATAAATTATGATTCTTATGGAAAACTCTTATTGAAGTTGGAGCTGAAGTATTTGTTAAAATAGGATTAAGACCTAATTGAGCAAGTGGTAAATCTGCTGTATTAAGTTGAGCAACTGCTTGTATATTAGTAGCAAAATCAGCTCTATATAATGTAAATTTCATATCCTGTTCTTGAGAAGCTTCCCAAGTTGTACTGTTTTGTGACTTAAAGAAAGATCCTAAAAATGGCTGTTTTGTAATTCTTCTTGAAGTAGATCCTAATTCCCAGTCACCCATAAATGATGTCCATAATAAATAATCTGTATTGTCGCATATACAAACAATTGCGTATTCTGTTCTACCAGATAAGTAGATTGGTTCATCAAAAGTAAATGTTGTTGAAAGACTTGCGTCATTAGAAATTGCAACATCACCAGGGGCTAAATATTTTCTAGATCCTGGTACAATTGTATTTGATGCTGGATAGCCATTTACAAGAGGTCTTAATTCAATCCATACTGGTAGCGTAGCATGTTTTGTTTTAAAATATAAATCAACTTTAGTTACAAATATACCTTCGTCTTGAGGAACACGAAACGATTGAGCTAATGGATCCCAATCAACTCCGCGCACTCCATCTGGAGTAGGATTATCCGGACCGTCATCCCCACCATTATTAATAGGTTGTGGCACAGGTTGCAATCTAGATCCAGTTACTACTCTACTAGTACTTGAAACTCTATTTCCAACTACTGTAAGATGTCGAGTAGATAATATTTCTTCTTGCCAAGTCTGTAGAGCACCTGTAGCGTTATATGATGCTACTGCTCGTGATCCTGGCAAACCACCGTTGTTCGCTGTTTCTGTAACGTCAAGTAACATAAAATTAGCGTTACCAGTTCTAAATTTAGTTGTACTATTATTAGGAATAAAAAAAGATCCTGCGACACTACCCTTTGCATCTGTAAGTAATGCGCCACTTCCATCTGGATGTGTTGTAAAATTATTTGGCGATTCATATTCAACTCTTGAGGAATTAATTCTATCAAAATTTCCGGTGTTTCTGACAAAACTATCCATTTTTACATTATTAAAGTAAGCAAAATGATATGCATCGGGTCGTAATCCAATCGCTTCGAAGCTAATTTTTCTACTTCTCATGAATGGTATAACTGCTACATCAATAATTTTAGAACCCAAAGAAGTTCGAATAGTTTCAGAAGCCACTACTCTATTTACAATTGAACTTGTAGTTTGGTCAAATCCCCAAACTGTTAATCTTCCACTGGTCTGAGAGAATGCTCGACTAGATGTCGTTGTAGCTGATGCTACTGTAGTTTCATCCCCTACTTCCATTCCTTCAATGTCGTTACCTAACCAACCCCACTCTGATTGATCAAAAAGAAGCGCTTGATTGAGATTTAATCTTGTTCCACCGTCAATCACTTTTGCAGCAGCAATTTGATCAACTTTCCATTCATCTGACTGAGGAGATAACGTCATTGATCCACTATAAATGGAAATCATATATGGATTAACATTTTCTGTACGTGATACAACTGATTGTGTAATATATGCAACTTCAGTATGTTTAATATAAATGTTATCTCCTTTTAAAACGGTGTCTGGTGTATCTACTCCGCTTACAGTCCTCGAAGAAGAAGTTGCTGCATCGTAAATAAGCCCTACATTATATTCAGTAAAAGGTGGATGTAAAGTCATAGTTTTTGGATCAATAGAAGCTTTATATTCAACTGAATTAACATTAGCGTGAAAAAGATCTTTAAAATTATCTACAAGAAATCCAGATTTAGTTCTATTATTACCTGAAGCATCAATAACTTCCAACGCATTAGTATCTAGTTCTAATAAACTAAGAGCTACAGTTTCTTCTAATAAATCTACTCGCTTATCGATTTTACCAATATCTTTCATGGTATAACCTTTATTTTCAATAAATTTAACGACCATGTCAGAAGGAGAAATTGTACCACCGTTAAGTGACGATCTATATAATTCTAAAGATTTAGGTGGTTGAGATGGTAATACTGGATTATCTGCTGGTGTTCCTTCTAAGTTTTCTAAAATACCTTCAGAATTTATAATGATTCTATCTTGTCTTGGAAGATAATGCTCAATTCTCACGTCTATAAGTGTATCATTTTGAGGTAATTCATTAACTACACCACCAGTCGCTCCTCCAGTATCATTAAATACTGAACCGCCAGGTGCTATAGCTGATCTGAAGTCCATTACGTCTCTGAGTTGAACTACTGTTCCATCTCTCATGATATATTCTGGAATATCACCATATCCAGCCGGAAGACCTGGATAAGATCCTACTGCAAAACATACACCGGCTCCATGTTGATAATATGTAAATTCTACATAAACATTACCAGTAAGACCGCTCGTAGATTTTCTTATTAATTTTCCTAGTCCGTAGAATCCGTCTCGTTGTCCGTTATCGACTACAAACTGATCACTTACATCAGGTCCACTTGATGATCCTTCTTTAATCATTGTTACTGCAATAATATCGTTTTGATCAAGATCTACAGTTCCAATACCACCGCTAACAACAATAGCAATAGTTTCTTGTTGATTAGTTGAAACCGTTTTTGATCTTACAGAAATGTTACTTGATTTTTTAACATATGCCAATACTTCAACAGCATTAGTAGCATGTGGTAAGCCAGTAATTTGAATAGTCTGACTACCTGGAGACCCTATTGTTGCAGCAGTAGTGACTGTACCTCCTTGCATTATAATCCAATCACCAGTATTATCAAATATTTCTCCAGATAAACCAGTAAGTGTTATAGAATTACTTGAAGGAGTTCCTGTAAATTTACGCATTACAGTCATATTAACAATTGCAATATCTTTTGGTCTATTATACGGAACTTCAAAGAATAAATTATTATCATTTGCTTCTTTAAGAACTGCTCCAGCAGGGCTTCCTTCTAATACTAATGTTGAATAAACACTTGTACTAGTACCAATTTTAACTGCATCTCTAAAGCTATTTGTACCTGTCATTACTACATCAAATATAAAGACTCTAAAGTTCGAACCAAATGCTGCTGGTGCATCTACATGGCGTACTCTACAAGTTCCTAACACTGAATTATCAGCTTTGTAAATATTAACTGATGGAAATGTAGTTTTTTGATTACCACTTGGTGAATCCATAGGTAATGCGCCAACAAATGCCGATACAATTACATAACTTCCGTATTCTGCAGGAATAGAACTAATATCGCCAGTCGAAGTATTACCAGCAAAGGTAGTTGCTTTATTAACCGAAATCTGTGTTCGAGTTGGTAGATTAATTCTATGACCATTTACATATGCTTTACCTGGACTTAATTCTGCTTTTAAGGTTGTACTACTACCAGAATCGTATGTCAAATAAAATGGATCTACAACATAATTACCAGATTCTTCAGATGTTCTTTGAGCGATTAGATCATTAATTTTATTATATTGATTAAATCCTGTCGCTTGTTCTACTATAACTGAATTAATAATATTAGCAATATACATAAATGTAGTTAAACCAGGAGTAGAAGGCTTAACTGCAAGTGTTAAAGTTATTCTATAACGGTCAGCACCAGGTGCTGCAATATTTGGAAATTGTCCTTGATTGTCAAATAACGCCTCATTATCAGATGCTGTGACTATATCCTGAACTACATTAAATCCTACCTGCCCTGTAAAATCATTGCTATATTTTGAAACAATTATTGATTGAGATGGAGCAAAACAAAAATGACCTTGCGTAAAATAATCACCTGATGCGACTGATAGTCGTACACCTTGACCGTACGATGGATTTGATTCAGTATGATTAGCTTTAATTTTATACGATTCACTGCCGTTATCTATTTGAATCGTTTCATCTGGCAAAAATCTTAAGGTAGAGGTTCCAGCGGTCTGCGATCCACCACTTCGATACATAATATAAAGTGTAGGAGGATTTTCAGCTGTTCCATCACCGTCTTCAACGCAGATAATCTCAGCACTAATACCAGAAGTTAATCCGTTAAAAATAGCTCCAGGCACAGCCAGTGTGTTTGCTGCGAATGCAGTAGTAGGAGCTTGCAAAATGCCTGGCTGCAATTTAACAAATTGAATATTAGGGTTTAAACTAATTCCACCTGGATTAACCATCGCTCCTTCTTTGAAGATATTTCGACCAAACCGCTCCATATCTTTTTGAATAATAGTTTGGGATTGCGTTAATTCTCTTGCTTGTAGCGCTCTACGCGGATTAAAAAGAATTCTTTTGTACCCAGCGCTATCGGAAAAATCATCCTTATAGGTAGAATTCATCAAGTTTTCTGAAAAGCTTATTGGCATGTTATTACTCTACTCTTATAATTGTATTATTACTTTAATATCTTCTGACTGATTTGCAGTACGAGAAACTGCTACTCGATTATCTAAATATAAAACTTCACCAGATAATCTGTCCACTTCACCTGGATTATTATGTGTTTCAATAACACCTTCACCATTTCCGTTTGTTTCTGCAATAGTTTCACCAGTTTGAAATTGTTTAAAACCAGTTTCAGGAGACTGATGGTAAAATAATCTTGATCCTAAAGTTACACTTGAATCTACATTATCTATATAAGCTTTAGCTCCACTACTTACACCTTCAATAATTTTATCTTTATTAAATGCAATAGTATAACTTGATAATTTAATATTTCTAGATGCTATACCAGTAAGAGCAATAAAGTCACCTGCAGAATCTCCGGCGCTTGGATTTTTTATAAGACCTATTTGTCTAAAGTCTTGAGATAAAATAAAATCATCATCAACATCTAAAATTTTGCTTCTAAACATTAAAGCATTTGCTTTTAAATCTTTCCTTGCATCTCTGCCAAATCCTGGCGTTGGCCCGATGATAGGTCTTGCTTGAGCACTGTCACCGCCAGATCCATCTGGAGAAATTGTAACAGCACCGAAATCATAGCTATCTAAATAGCTTAATGTATTTCCAGAAGCAGAATTAGTATTAATAGCAGTAATTGTTCCGGCATTTGAATCTATAACTGCAGTTACAAAATTTGTAGCAGAATCACCGAACGATAACGTTCCATTCCCACGAATAACGATATTTGGCAAAACTCCAGTAGTTCCATATCCATTGCCACCGTTTGTCATTACGAATGAAATAATTCTACCTGGCTTAGCATTTTGTTGAATTTCCCACTGCTTAATTTCAATTCCTGTTGAGTTTGAATCTGGAGCTGTTTCTTGAATATGAACAGGCATATACTGAGATGACAAAAAGAAATTAGCTTTTAGAGCACTAACAGTATAAAGAAACTTCCATACATAACCATCTGATGTCGAGAATGGATCAACGTTCTCGTTTCCACTTGGTTTTACAAGAGATGGTTGCACCACTCCTTGTTTATTTCTGCCGGTCCGTAAACAAATATATACTCCGTAATTATCTGTTAAAACATAATACCTAGTTCCAACACTTAAACTACCTTGTCTTCTATCATCCCATTGAGGGTAAATTGTTCCGTATGTCCAATCTTGTCTTGGTACAACGAAACTAGCTGCTTCTACTTTTTTTACGGATTGCAACCGTTCTTTAAAATCTATTATATCAAATTTGGCATTAATCGGAGTAGTAGCTGCATCATTACTATCCCAAATTTCAGATCTTCCAACACCAATATAATATTCTGTGCCTGAGGTATTATAATCGCCCAGTAAAGCGCTTAAGATGTTAAATTTTAAATCATCAGTGACGATAGCTGTCATATTTCTTTCCTAACTTAATATGTACTCAAATTGTAATAGTAAAAATATTAATATTTGTTAACTATATTTATATACTTTTTTTAACTTATCCTACAATATCAGAATCATATAGCGGATAAAGTTGAGTCATATCTGAATCAGCTTCAAAGAACGCCGCGCCTTGTTCTGCATATGCAAGAGATGTAGTAATAATAGATGGATACGGCTTTGTCATATACGATGGATTATCTCCAGTGCCTACATAGAAGGATGGATACGTGCCATGATAACCATAAGAATCGATACCATTTCCAAGAGAAAGCGTTGGGTTGCTATCACTTCGAATAAACGATGCGCTATCTGCTGTAGTATTCCAAATTTCTCTTGTTTGTGCTGCCCAAGCATAAGTAGTAGGATACGCAGCCTCGAGCTCAGTGATAGTTCTATTAAGATATATATCATTTCTTAATGGTTGTGTATGTAATCTAAGATTATAAACATTTCCATTAAAAGTTTCTGATGTAAGTGAAGTAATATCTAATTCTTGGAAAGTCTGAGCTGTTAGTCTTGAACCAAGTGAATCATAAAAATAATTTTCAGATATTGAAGCTTCACCATGAACAGCGAATGGTTGTATATCAAATATTTTAGCAGTTACACCAGAAATAATTGAATTGATTGCTGGCTCTTGTATTACTATTTCAGCGCCTAAGAAAAATCCGGCTGGATGTACAAACTTTTTATATAATTCTTCCCAACTAGGCATACCAACATCTGTTCTAATTAGATGAGATAGCAATTGATAAATTTTTCCATCTTGTAATACTTTTTGAGCATCAACTCCAATTGGAGAAGAGGAATCATTAAGATAAAATAAATCGTTTTTAGGATAATGAACAACTGCATCTGTAGCAAAAAAAGCTCTAAAGAAACCTTCAGCCGAATACTTAGATCCTTTTACTCTATAAAACTTTGCAAAATTACGAATAATTTCTCTTGGTACTTTTGGAAACTTTAAAACACCAGTTGATAATGCAAATTCATTTAACATTAAATCTAACTGTTCTAAAGAATTATCTTCAACATCTCTACACGTATAAACATCTTTTACTAAAGATCCAAAACTTTTAGCATCTAAAAATTCGTAGTAGTATTCTAAAAATAATATGATACTTGGATATTCATCAACAAAATATTGAGGCAAAACTTCTTTAACTGAGCTCTTATGCATCTCTATCGGTAATCGATTAAAATCTCTTAATGTATGCTCTAAACCTTTTACCATTCTCTTAGTAACCTAACACTATATTGGTATCTTGATAATCGATATTAACACCAACTGTTAGATTATTTTCAGATACACTTAATACGTAATTTCTAAGAGGTTTAATTACTGTTTGATCTTGAGGAATAGCTTTAATTTTGACAGAACCTGATCCATCTATAATGGCTCTTGGTGCAAATCCGTTTAACTGGACTAAACCGCTTTGCGGAAAATATGTTCCTAAAGTATCTACTATTACCGAACTATTTGCATCAACAATTTGAAGTATAGTAGTACCTAGTTGATTTCTTATTCTCGCAATAACGTTATTATCACCATACGTAAATGTGCTTGATTCAATACTATATCTATCCTCAGATGGATTTTCCAGTCGCACCGGAAAATATAATTTATACGAATCTTCTAAATTGAGTGTTGGCTGAAATTTTATTTGAAGTTTAACATTCATACTAGAAGAAAGAACAGATGGGTCATAAGCATCGATCTTTGTTAACAATGATGATCTTCTAAAAGTTTTACCAAATCCAGCTAATAGTGTATCAAAATGTGTTTTAATAAGATTTTTTGTTCTAGCTTCGATATTACCTGACTTTAATCCAGTAAGATTAGGGTCCCATTGAATATTTGCATCGATTAAAAAATCAAGAGAAATTGGCTCTACAAATTTTGTACTTATAGCCATAATGCCAAGATTGTTGGTGTATATATTAACTATATTCGACTTTATATTTATTTTTTCTTCTTCAGTTACACCAGATCCATAATCTAAGCTGATATATACACAACCATAATCAACTGGAATATTATCTTGACTTCCCCAGGCTGCAACTGATTGAATAGCTGGGAAATTAGCTTTAATCATTGATTCGTAATCTAAAGCAGTAACAAGTCTTTGTTGTGTACTAAAAGCAACAGGTGCTAACTGCTTTATAGTGTCAATAGATTGTAAATTAGATCCACTAATTGATTTTGAAAGTGGTATTACATTTACTGGATAGCTTGTGCCTAATATAGATATTTGATTATTTGCGGTAAATGCAATTCCTCCATTACCAGCTTCGCCTGCTGTACTTAAATAGCTCACAACAATCTTATTACCAGCTGTCGGTGATTTGCCAAAAGTTACTCCATCGCCAAAATTAATTTCATAAAAACCATTTGGCGTTTCTCTTATCGTATAATACGTTGAAGTAGAATCGACTGTAACAGCTCTATCTAATTCAGTATAAGTTTCATAAGATGCAGATGTTGTAGAATTATATACTGTTACACTAGCGGTTTTAACGTCGATATTTTTATCTGGAATAACATATACTTGTCTATCTGTAGTTGCTCCTACTATAAATGTCTTATTAGTAATTTTACCTTCATAGGCAATAATTTCAGACGCACCAGTAGATGAATTAAAAGTATAAACTCCGTTAGATTCTACACCAGTGTATCTTTGTCTAGTATGAAATTCATACGAATTCCCATCAATAGTAGTACTAAATGTAAATCCAGGTGGAAGAAGAATAGATGTAGGACGATTAGCTATTAATCCAGTATTAACCGTAGCTTTTAAAGCTACTCTTGAAGATGTTTTAGAAGCAATATCTAGACCTAGCATTTCAGCATGAGATACTACAGAAGGTCTTAACTGAGCAGTATTTAAAAATGATTCGTTTAATGCAAAATTAGCAATAAGACCGTTATAATGTGTGTTATATGCTAAGACATCTAGTATGTTACTTAAACCAGAAGCTTCAAAGTCATAGTCAGTAAACTCTGATTTTTCTTTAAAAAATGTCTTAAGAGCACTTTTTATATTTTCAAAATCAAGTTGGGTTGATGTAATATTTGTTGCCATTTATCTTAACCTTGCTACTGAAGTTTCTATAACTTCTATTGTTCCTGTAGATAATACTAAAAACTCTATTCTACAAAAAATGTTATTTAAATCGGGTCGAATCGTAGATTGAACATTTAATATTTTTGCTCTCGGTTCCCAGTTTTTTACTGCCATTGCGACTTCTTGGTTAATATCATCTTCTAACAAATCATCAGCTAATTCAAAAAGCAATCCAGTCAGATCAGCTCCAAAAGAGTGCTGAAAAGGTTTTTCAAATTTGTTAGTCATTAATAAATTTTTTACAGCCTGTTTAACTGCAGCTGCTTCTGTTTTTTTAAAAATATCACCATTAGTTTTTAAGTTAAACAATAGATTAATGTCTTTACTCTCTCGAATACCAGAAGTGATAATACCTGCAGTTGAAAGATTTCCATCTTCTGTTGAGAATGCTCTTGTTACCATTTTATTCTATCTTCTATTGTTTATTCTATTTATACATTTATTTGTTAATTATTTGTTATTTTAAACTCCAATTAAGGCTTCCTCGGCCTTGCGATTGCGGCACTATAGAATCCTCTAGCCCCACTCTAATAGCCATATACATTGGTCGATCAGCTGAAATTGCTCTGCTTACATAAACTCTATATTTAATAGGACCATGGAAGTCACGTTCATTATATCCGACTTGTTTAAAGAATTCCTTTTCGCCTTCAACATCATGGAATATTAGAGTACTTCCTGGAGCATGTTTGCCAGCTTTTGCTGCAGCTTCTAATTCGTCAATGCTTCCATACGTGCCATTCGGTAGTTTTGTTTTTGTCCCGGCTTTCTTCGGTTCTGGTTCCTTAACAACTTTTGGAGTTTCTTTTTCTTTAACTATTTCAGCTTTTGTTTCAGCTGTTTTATATATTTCGTTTGATCGAGGAGCTGGAATCGATCCGCCTTCTTCATCTCTCATTGTAAATAGACTTGCATCTTTATAAATGTTAAAATCTCCTCCCCAACCCAATCCAAAAGATCTAGCAATTTCTGCGATGGCGTCTGGAAAATCATGAACAAGAGTAGTACCCTTTAAATTCTGAGAAGCATTAATGTTTATACCTAAACCAGACGCATTAGAAGTCCATAAATCCTCTCCTTTGTATTCATCAGGAAGATTTGAATATCTCTGTGTAGTTGTAGAATATCCTTCTAATGTTTTAATTGTATAATTATATTCTGGCCCTTCAAGTTTGTTAATAAATCCTTGAAGATTATCCCATACTACAGCTGATACCATGGCATAAAACCCGCTTTTAGTTTTAATTTTCTTTAACCCTTCCTCAGTAATAGCTGGAGCTGTTACATCTTCTAATTCAATTGCTCCTGTTTCACTTAAAGTTATTTCAATTAAATCTTTAGCTGATTGCAACTCATCATTAAAAATAGTTTCTAGCTCTTGTTTAAATGTAATTTTATAATTCTGTGGTATTTCTGGCATAGTAACTATAATTGAACAATATAATATTTTTTCTCCATTTGATAATTCATCTACTTCATATGTATCGTAAGATAATATTAATTTATCAAATTCTGCATTGTCTTTTAAATAACTAGCTAAGTCAAAAGTTACATCAGGAGACAGCTCACCAGTTCTACCATTTCTAACTTCAAATGCAACTACCCTACCAGTACTTGATAATTTTGTAATAGAGTCTTCTGGGGCAGATTTGTCAGTTGGCCCTAATTTTTGAACACCCTCAACTATTTTTACATTAAATCCATCCATAAATTTAGGAGCTTTTACTAATTTTAATAGCTTAACACTACCAACTAAATTCCTTGCTACTCTATGTCTTTCAATCTGACTCATATGATTCATTGTTTCAGAATTTGGAAAGAATTTTGCGATTGGTACGCCAGCTGAAAGAAGAGTTCCCATTTTAATAGTTTTAATATGGTTTGGATTATATTGTGCTTCAGGTACAATAAATTTAATTTGTTTTTTAGATGTATCGCTCGCTTTATATCTAGTAATTACGGTGGTAGGATCAACCGCACCGATGACTTGCCCTCCCATTCTAGATTGAGTTTTCTTTCCGACTATACGATCTATATGTGGAGGAACTTTTTCAGTATATGAAGAAGACAATACCCCAGCCGCGATTTGCTCTTGAGTAAACGATAAATTATTTTTATTTGCTGGATTACGCATTTTAATTCTTATTTCAGCCGTAGTAAGAGGTTTCTCTGTAACTCCTGCTGTTGTAACGGTTTTATCCATATAATTATAGATTCCATCATCTTCATCTACAAAAACTGATTGTACCATATATGCAGATTTATCTAAGAATATAGAAGAAGTAGTTGCGGTTGGTAATGGCTTTAAATTATCTAATCCACTTGGCCCAAAATCATTATCAGCATCAGTTGGCCATTTCTTTGGTCCCTTTGTAGTATTTGGCGGAATGTCAGCAGTTGTATCTGATGCTACAGTATAACCAAGCGGTGATCCAGTATTACCGCCACTTCCAGGATGAGTATCTGGATCGCTATAATTTTGAGAATTTGTTACATCAGCAGATTTAGCAAATTCAGCTGTGCCTTGTAAATCACCGTATACAACTGGAATATTCATATGACCTGTTGTCACTTGAGTATCATTATAGATAGTTGCAGTTGTTACATTGTCAAGTGCGTTTATTGAATGGCCAGTAAACATATTATAGTTATACATTACAATATTCTCACCACCAATAGTTCCAGTATTACCTGTAGCAGTCAAATCCTGAGCAACAATATTGATATTAGGAGAACTTAAAGATATTTCAGTTTGTGATGTAAGAGTTGTAGATCCTTTGTGATTATAATCTGCTTCACCTCTCACAACAAACTCATAATCTGCTTTTACTGAAGTGCTTAGTTTTCCAAGAAATGTATTTGTAACATCTTTTAATACAGTAGTACTTTTTACTTTTTGAATAGTTTCAGCCATCATGCCAATAATTCGTTTAGTATAAGACCCAAAGACGTTTACGATCCAATGACCTCCAACTTTTAGATTATAATTTCCTCCAACATCAAGATTAAAATCTCCACCGATATTCATATTTAAGTCACCTGAATAAGTAAGATTGCCATTTCCTTCTGTAAATAGATGATGATTACCAGTTATCAAATCTACTCTATTACCTCTTGCATTAACAATAATAGAGCCATCTGGTTTCATTTCAACTCCAGCGCCTGACATATGCTTAAGTAGAATTCTTTCGCTGCCTATAGTATCATCATAAAGAATCACATGGCCTTTCGGTGTCGTCTTAATTGATACTTCAGTTGCAGAAGATGGAACTTCATGTACAAGAGATATATCTTCACGACCTACTGTAACAGCAACGTCTGTTTCTAGGTTATGAATTGTTTCTCCTCTTGTACTTTTTTCCGTTCCTGGTTGATAAAAATATTCAGATCGAGGTAATTCTCCGGCTGGATCTTCAAATCCAGTACCTAAAGTTTTACCTTGTAATGTCGCTTGTCTATTCTTATCGATTAGAGTATCAAGATCTGATCTTAAACTCATGCGCCGCTCCCCCAAAATTTAAAGTCATCTACAGTCTCAATTACTTTTCCAGCTTTATCTTTAATTTCAGTAGCAGCATTAGTAGCGTCTTCAAGATTTAAGCCCTGTTTTAAATAATCTCCTACACTTTGATTATTTACACCGACTCTCAATACCTCATCTGGAATAACATCAAACGATTTTATAACGTCTCCGGCTTTTAATTTTTTGTCATTAAGAAGACTTACAATTTCATCATATCCATGAACTGCAACTGGAATTTTTTCTGGAAGAGGTATCGCGGTTTTTACTTGTTCTTTATCTACTACATTCGGTGAGACCGCTGGCGCCGGTGTAGGAATAACATTTGGAGCATTATACTGTGTCAGAGCATCTGATGCCATAGGCGATTCTCCAACTAAAGCATCCTGATCCATTGCTGGAAGACTAGGATCTGTTTGATTAGTTTTCTTATATCTATTTTTTAAATAACTACCTACATCGAATCCAGGATCTAATTCTTGATCTTGCAATTCGTTATGACCGAATATACTGCAACCTGGCCAAATAGTATAAAATGCTTTACACATCATATCAAATGAAATATATTGTGATGATGTCAACGATTCTCTTCCATACACCCAGTTCTCTTTTTTTTCTGAGGAATATGAATTCAATCCTCCTATAAATGCAATACCAATGCTGTATTTATCGTGACCCGGAGCGTGTTCTCCTTCTATATATACCGGCCGTCCTCTTTCTATTTGTCCATTCTTTTTTATGATATAATGATAGGAGCATCCTTGATGATTTAATGCTATTGATCTAGCATGAACTTCCGCTGCTCCGGAATGCGCCTGATCTAAAAAATG